TTACTTCACTCCGAACTTTCTCTGTTGTACCTTAGCAAGTCCTTCTGCTAGGTCTGTTCCTCGTAGAGCTAGCTCTCTCCAATCGTTGCGTTCGGCTTCTAGCTCATCCTTCGCTGCGATAATAGAATCGACTTCCCTCTTAAAGAGAATCCACCCCTTGGATACGGCCACAATGAAAAACACGAGCAATCCCGTGGCTCCCGCCTCGGGGACTAGTGATAGTAGCTGTTCTAAATCCATTTCGCATCGTTACCCATTTAGCCGAAGATACGGTTACTAAGCTCGTCCGCCCAGCTTGTAAAGTTTCTTTTAGCTTTTTCAAGTTGTAAAGTCAAAGCGGAGAGTTCGCTCTTCGCTGTAGTTGCTTCAACTTGTGAATCTGCCAAGTCTGTCCTCAGCTTATCTCTGTCTGCTAGTAGCAGATCACGCTCTGCTGTCATGGCTACAAGATCGGTGTTAAGGCCATCGAGAGTCTTGGCCAGTAAGTCACGCTCTGTCTGTAGAGCATTGCGCTCGTTAGTCACCGTTGCCAGATCAACCTTTAGTGTGTCGCGTTCACGAACAACAGGAGCGAACTGCTCCTTGGCGATCTTCTGCACTCCCTCTGTGAGCTTCCACACAGGCTGCGTGATAGATGCTGGTGCGCTCGCTGGGCGTAGATTTGGATCAGCGCCGTCTACTAGTCGCCAACGCACAAAGTCGTAGACCCATTGCTTCACGTAGATGAGGCCATCTGCCCCTGTTTCAAGCCAAGTCGGTAATGTCATCGTTGCCTTTGTGTAGACCAATTTCTCTAAATCATCGGTGTAGTTCATATCGATCCTCTGACCAATCCCATCTACGTACCCATTCGATGTGTACTGATGAGCCGCGATAGGCCAGTCAGCGAAAAGTGGTGTTGCTGTCCCTCGTGTCCCGTCATTAGCTCCGTAGCTTGCGAGCCAGAGCGGGTATGCTTTCAAGTCCGTTGGGCCACCCATGTCATTCCAGAAGAAGAACGGATAGGTGTAGAAGATGGGCTTAACTCCAATTGCCTTCTCTACACCTTGCAGCCATTCCTTCGCCCATGTTGTCATAGCTGAAGGACTAAGGTCTGCTCTATGTTCAAAGTCTAGTACTGGAAGTAACTGCCCCACCTTTGGTTGTGCTACAGACAGAAAGCGCTCCACTTCTACAGCCGGTGAATTGTTATCCGGTCTAGCGAAGTGATAAGCTCCCCATCGAATCCCTACTGTTGATGCTCCTGTAGCGTGCTTTGAAAATGTGGGATCGACATACGACAATCCTTCTGTTGCTTTGAACCAAGCAAAGGTGACTCCTGCCGCCTTTACCTTTGGCCAATCGACTGTCGGCTGCCAATTCGATATGTCAATCCCGATCATTACATGTATGTTCTAACTGAATTAACCATGCGATAGTTATACGGCAATAGCAACGGCCCAATTTCTGAGCCATGGCTAACGCAACGACCATTACCCACGTAGATTGTCACGTGGTTATGAGGATAGCTGCCATAGAAGATCAAGTCTCCTGGCTTCATCATCGTTGTGGAGATACGCTTGCCGTGTTGTGCCAGCGTGCCCGTGTAGCCATAGCCACTGTAGCCTAGTCCATTAGGGTCAGGTGTGCCTGAAACCCAATAGCACCATGTTGCGAATGAGCTACAATCCTCGTAACGTCCGTAAGCCGGTGGTCGCAATCGCCCGCGCACGCCTGACATACGAAGTCCACTCTGTGTGTAGTGGATGTTGTAGCGCATGTTGTAGCCGTGCATCGCCGTTGAGACGATAGCTGCGCGCCTCTTCTGCTCTGTGGTGAGAACCTTGGTCTGGCCCATGAGCCAACGACCGTAGTCATCGAAGTGACGAGAGAGTGCGCTGTGTGAGGCTAGGCCATACACGCCATCTGCCTTCAAGCCTCGCTTCTTCTGGAAGGAGATGAGACGCTTCTTCATGTACGGGCCGAACAGTCTGGTCGGCGTACCGGGACGCTCGCCTGCTGAAACTCTTAGCGCACGGTGGACGGCCTTGACATCAGGGCCAACCATTCCCAACTTCAACTGTCGCTTGAATGGCACATAGATTACTGCACGTGGCGTGCGTGATGCCTCGTAATCCATCTTTGCCCAGAGAGCAAACTCTTCCTCGGTCGGCTGTAGCTCTGGCCCAGTGCCTAGTTTACTATCTGCGTACTTGCTATCGTCAGCATCCTCAACTTCCACCACGTCTAGCGGCAAAAGCTTGATCTGACTGCAAAAAATCTCTGGCATGACTTCCTCTCTTGGGAGATGGATCGAGGCTTACGCCTCGATCCAATGTCCGTTATGTTCGCGGAGAACGCGCTGTACGTTTCCGTCGTCCACGTTAACTGTTACTGCTGCTCCACCACGCTTGACCATTGCGAGCGTTCCGCCTGAGTTCTTCACTCGGAAGCCACGGTCGTCAAGACCCTTGATAGAGATGAGGTTAGAAGAGCCTACGATGAAGTTGGCTCGGTTGCGGCGAAGGCGACGTGCCTCCTGCGCATCTGCGATGTTGACCGCTGCGCCAGTGCCTGCACGGACTCGTGCTGTAGCGCCACCAGCCAAGGCGGCGAGTGCGCCAGCAACAACAACGCTTGCACCTGTGCCGCCCGCTGTAGCTGTTACAAGGGCAGAAGCTGAAGCATTAGCGTTGACCGCTGCGGCGATTGCCGTAGCTGTCTCTGATCCGTTGACCGCACCCGCTGTCGTTGCCGGGTTGACAGTGATATCATTGCCGGATACGACAATAGAGCGCGCAACAGTACCACCAGAGACGACATGTGCTACCCTGATCGTACCGCTTGAATTCGACTTTGCAGCATACGTTACTGCCGCGTTGGATGTACCGATGGTGAGCGTGTTAGCTGAACCACCACGGAAACCTGCGAACGGCTGTGCTGAACCGCCCGTGTTAGTACTCGTCAAGCCTCGCACGGTTACGCTGTCAGATGACGCGCGAACCCACTGGCTCTTGTTACGGATTAGCTGCTGCGCCACCTTGGCGTCGTCAATATCAACGGACACTGTGCCGCTGCCCTTCTTGACGGCAGCTTGTGAACCACCTGCATTCTTGATACGGAAGCCGCGCCTGTCTAATCCTCTAATGTCTACATTTGTTGGCATATTTCCTCTGAGCGTTGTCTAGTTTCGGTTTGCCCCACTACGCAAGTGGTACCGCTCACCTATTACGGCCTGGAATATCAACACAAACAAGTAAGGGACGGCACCTGGCCGTCCCTCAACTCTTTTTGGCTGTGTGCGAGAGGTTACTCGTCAGACTCTTGACGTGAGCCTTCCTTGACTTCCTCGGCTTCCTGCTTGTCTTCGTCTGACATTTCCTTGCCCTCAGAGTCTGACTCATCGCCAGCCTCGCGGACTACAGGATCGTTAGACTGTAGAAGCTCGGGAATCTCATACGCGCGCTCTAGGTTCTGCTCTGCGGCTCCACCTAGACCGTCCGTGTAGAAGACTGCCTTCTGACCATACGGGCGTGCGTACTCGCCGCCACCTGCTACGTCAGAATTGCCGAAGCCTGCACCTTGTGCTAGCTTTGCAGAAGCGTCAAACTCTTCATCGGCCTCATCAGCATCCTCGCGGTATGCCTCATAGTCGATAACGTCTTCCTGCTTAAGCTCGCCTGCGGCGCGAAGCTCACCCTTGGTCTTGTCAGGATCAGAGACAGCTTGCTCGTCCTCAGACTTCAAGTGTGAAAATGAACCGTCTTCGCTGAATCCTGCTTCAGTAACCTCGCCAGCATATGCGCCGTCTTCGGGGCGATCTGCAAGCGCTTCCTCTTGCTCCTTGGCATGCTCTTCTGAGACTGCCCCGGTCATGATGCGATCATGCGGTGACTGTAGGTGCAGCGGGCCACTTGCGTCGAGCGCAAGGTCAGCCTCATGTGCAGCTACGTCGCCCATCTCTTCGAATGCTTCCTTGCCTGACGGTGACAGTTCGTCAACTACGTCTTGGTCGGATGCATCAGAGGCTGCGGAATCGTGACCCAAAGGTGCGTCATGATCCTCGCCGTCATCAGCCTTGGCCTCAGCCTCAACCTCTGCCTCATCGGAAGAACCACCATCAGCAAGCGCCTCGGCTAGCTCTTCCTTGCCCATGCTAGAACGACCCTTAAGGTCGGCTTCCTTCGCCATCTCCTTAAGGTCGTCTAGATTCTTCTCTAGTAGCTCTTCCTTAGTTGCCATTTTTCTCCTAGTAACCCATCTGGCGACGGGCTTCTGAGTCACGGTGGTGACTCGGGTAGTCTGCCTGCTGTGTTTCGAATTCAGTGGACTCTAGCTCTTCCTCAGTGGTCATCAACTCGCCTGCCCACTTGGGAGATACAGTGTCCCGAACCTGCTTGTGAACGTCGCCGTCAGTAATCTGTGTTAGAGTACGTGTGGTGTCGGCATCAGCCGGACTCATCTTAACGTCTAGGCCATTGCGCTGGCGTAGGCGCTTCTCAAGGTACTCGTTCGGCAGCACATCAATCGTGCGTGCGCTCAACTTCATGTACGATTCCTTGCTAATCTTTTCCAGATGACCGCTCTTCAACCAACGTGCAATCGTCTGATCGTTCTCTGCCTCTCTCGGAAGTGCCCAAGAATCGGTGCGGCTTCCTCGATGGCCAAGCAACTGTCGAGTTCCTGCGTAACGAATTACCAGTGAATTCGGTCGTGCGTTCCTTACATATAGCGTATCTTCGTTCTTCTGTGCCATTTCAATTTCCCTGACTTCCTGCCTGAATTGGATTGAGATATGGCAGGCGTATCTCGACTATTAGTGGGCGTTGGCCCGGAAAACTATGTGCGAACGCCGATTTGTGCTATAATAGATAGACCACTACATAGGAGGTTGGATGGCCGTAGGTTCCTACAGAAGCACGGTAGAGACTCTTGATGCACTCTTCGATAACGTTGAGGCAGAGTATCAGCGCCTTGACACGAAGCAGGACATCACTGAGGACGAAGAGGCGTACCTTGCGCAGTTGAAGCACGCTCGCAACCTCATCGACCTACTCGGTGATTTGATCCTCACCGCACCGTAGAACGAGAGAGGGGCGGCAAAAGCCGCCCCTCTTCTCATTTCGCTGCACTCGGGGTTACCAAGCGTTCGGTTCTCCGCGCTTTACGTCATCAGCTTGCTGAAGTCCTGACGTACCGCTCGTGTCAATGTTTGCACGTACACGAGGCTGCGTGCGGGGTAGTGCCTTACCGATGTCCTGGGTAGCCCTCGTGGGAGGGTTCGCCGTAGGATTCTCGGCGGTAGCAACTCCCGGTAGACCCTCACTGGGACGGTCTACTCGGGTGTCGCGTGTGCCTGCGCTGTTAGAACCTTGAGCCATGATTACACCTTCTTGATAGCTGCTAGACCGCGTGGGTTAAGAACCATCATGCCGATAAGCTCATCGAATACCCAACCTCGACGGAACTGCTCGATCTGGTTGTTCTCTTCCACGTCCAGGCTGTACATGATGGGCATGACGCCTAGGAAGTTCGGCTCTGGAACCAAGAAGATCGTTCCCTGCGGCACCATGATGCTCGTCTGGAAGGTAAACTCACCGAACTGCGTGATGGTGTCTCCACCAACAACGCGATCCTTGAAGTTCCAACCAGTTACGTTGACATCCCAGGTGTACAAGTCACGAAGATCGACCGGGTTCAAGAGGACTCGGCTTACCTCCAACTCGTGAAGCTGGATTCGTGAAACTGCGTCGTAGAAGTCTACGATATCGAGCGGGTTACCTGCGCCAATCTCGACAACGTGATCAGGGGTGATTACGTGGTCGGCGTTGGTGCCGTAGTCCGTGATAGCGCTTGAGAGAAGGGTCAAGAGACGACCGTCCTCCTGCTTCATAATCGCTTCTCGCGTCATCTCCTGCGCATGCTCAACTAGGTTGGCACGTAGGAAGTACAAGTCTTCCTTGCGGATGTACGGGAATGAAGCGATGCGGAAGAGCGTCGGCGGAACCCACTTGCCTTCGAAGGGTGTCGTCTTGACTTCGGCGTCAGTCTGGTTAAGAATGTACGCCTGACCAAGATCGTCAAGAACCTCATATGGCATCGGGAATCCACGCTCTAGCGGGTCTTCCACTAGAATGTTTCGACCAATTCCTTCATACTTCAACTTGATCTGAATCGGGCCAATCATACCCTGACCGATGCGACGGAATGCTCCGCGCTTGGTAGCGTCGTTGTCACTGTTCCAGATTTGCTGAAGCTTAGCTGTCTTTTGCTCGTCAGAAAGCTTTGGTACTCCTGCTAGCTTTGCTACGAAGTCATCGCTCTTGACGGCCTTTCTGTTAGGATCAAACATCTTTATCAATCTCCCTTATGCCGTCGCTAGATCAAGCTGTAGGATGATCTTGCTATCGCTTACGGCTTCAATAAGTCGAGCGACTCGTAGTCCTGTACCTGCTGTGTTCGTTAGGCGACCTGATGCATCACTGAAGAGTGCTACACCACCTACTGTCGCGTTCAACGAAGTCCATGTTACACCATCAGCAAGCGGAGTCTCAGAAGCGTTCGGGCCTTTGAGAACCTCAAATACTGAATCACGGCCACCGACCCATACGCCGATTTCCGTGCCGCCACCAAGCTCGTCCATGACGCCGCCGATGAAGTTGTTGAATAGTCCGAAAGCGGGTGTCGCTGCCTGACCAATCGCAAGCCTCATCTGCTCGCCTGTCGTCTTGACGGCTACCTGACCGGGGAATACGTAGTCAGAAGACGTAATCGCCTTCGTACCCGCAATCGCACCAGTGGTTACGTCTAGGAAGCAAGCGTAGGGAACCGCACTGTGCCATGCGTATAGCGGGCGGATCGTGCGCTTCTGTCCTACTCTTGCTGCATTATTTGATCTAATCATAGTTTTAAAAGTCTCCCTCAACTATTACTAATCGTGTTGAGATAAGGTTTATAGTGTTTCTTGGCTTAAAGAAAGATATCGCTATCCTCTAAGCCATTTCCAACTGATCCGTTATTACTCCCGCTAACGCCAAGTGGCGTTGCTGAATGTGCGAGACGAGGTACGCGCTTGATTCCACCGGGAACCTTGGCGGTGCGCTTAGCAAGTCCAGCAGTCTTTACTGAATTCAATGTTGCTTCTCGGGCTGCAATAGCTTCCATGCTTTGTTCTTCTAGTTCAGCAATGAATGCCATCTTGTCATTTACATCGACAATGCCCATTTCTACTGACAAATCAGCTAGCTTGAATGCTGCGAGCAACTTAGCCTCGCGGTCTTCGGCTGGCTTTTCTTCAGACTTTGGGTCTTCGAATGGGGCTTCATCTGCCTTTGGCTCTTCCTGCTTGTCTTCCTTCTCATCTTCCTTAGCAGGAGATTCTTCAGCAGACTCTTGTTCGTCCTCATCCTTAGCCTCGCTCTTTGGCTCTTCCGGCTCATCCTCGTCTGGAACGAGGGTGTACTTCTTGCCGTCAAGCTCAACTCGGCCATCCTCAAGTGTGATGGCTACCTTAGACTCAACAGGCTCCTTGGCATCCTGGACAACCTTCTCATCCTTCGGCTCATCGGAAACCTTGGCTTCCTGATCGAGGATCGGGGTCTTCTCCTTAGCTGCGCTCTTGCGCGGAGCAACTGTGGTCAAAATCTCTTGGAACTTCTCGACTGCCTCAGGCTCACCCTCAATGACGATGGGTACCTCTGACATCGGAACCTTCAATTGTGATGCTGACTCTTCTGCGTAGAAGAGATTGAAAATACCGTCATTTCCAGGAACAGTTAGCGTGCTGTCTTCATCGATAGCTGCCGGATAAGACAACTTGACGCTGATGCCAGCTTCCTGAGCGGCCTTGTAGTGGGCGCGAGTTACGCCAGCGCCTAGCTTAGTCTCAAGCCTTGCTACCTTGACGGGCAACAGCTTGTCGGCCTCTTCCTTTGACGTGGTGCGAAGTTTTGTTGTGAACATCTCACTAATTCCCTCATCTGTTATACCCGCTTTTCTAGCAGCAACCTGCGGACTTGTTGAGAATTCGATTGAATCCAGCGGGTCGCTCGCTGGCGCTGAGGCATCACCCTCGGGGGTGACATCCTCTGTGACGTTCTGGCGTAGGTCAACATCGCGTGCCATACCTAGGTCAGGATTATCTAGTGGGTCTGGCTCTTGTACATGCCCACATACAGGACAAGACATGATGCCGTCTGTGTCAGCCTCCATGTTCGCAGAGCGACATGTCGGACAAGTGTTTTCATCACGAAGGGTGTTGACTTCTTGTGGCGCTGTCACCATATCGTGCTGTGGAACGTAGTTACGGTTAGGGGAGGCAGGCTCGGACTGATTCAACGGAGACATGAACTGCCTCAACGGATTATCAGCGAGATGCTCCATCGCAACCTTGACGTTCTTCTTCCAATCCTCTACAGACACCTTCTCGCCAGTAGCGGCAGCAACAGCAAGGCGTCCAGGAGAGCGTGTAAGCTCTCTGGGGGCGTACTCACCCTTAGAGGCAAGGTAGGTTGCCATCTCTTCGAACTGAACGCCAGCAGCCTTTGCAAGCTGCTCGATCTTCTCATCACTATGGTGTAGGATGTCGGCAGTTTCGTCAGCCGGATCGAAGACGTTGGAGATTTCGAAGAAGCTGACGCCGTAACAATCCTCGTATGCCTTCTTGCGTACACGCTCGCCAGTGTTGGACTCGATTTCGAACTCGATGCCCTTCTGTTTGATGTGGTTGCAGTACTCGGCAGGCGTAGCAGCCTCATTGGCGCATACAGAACAGACCGACTTCTCGATGTTAGCTCCCATGGAGACAGCATCGATGTCACCCTTGCGGATGGCGTCAGCTAGCTTAGGATACGTCTCGCCATCAATCTCTAGAAGTAGCTCGATCCAGGTGGGCGGCGTGTGGTTCTCGGGCGCAGAGGCGTAGTACTCATCAAAAGCTGACACCTTCTCAGGGTCTTCAGTGTGAACCACAGAGTCAATGATGACTCCGCGCGTTCTGCGAGGGTCATCATTGTTGTGGTCTACGAAGATGGGCTTACCGATGAACGTATGCGCAGCCTTCATCAACTCTTCTGCGGGCCAACCATCATTGTTCTTGTTGACTCGGGAAGAGATGGCGCGACAACGGACGTAAAGATAGCCATCTTCCGTCTTCATGTCGTCCATCGCTGCGAACTTAGCGAACTTCAGTCCAGGCTCTTCACCGTATTGATGCGTCAAGCGCTGTGGCGCTGTCTTCACTTCAAGGATTTGTTCGACAGTTGCATATTTGGTAAACAATCTACTTCTCCACTAACTTATTCACGTTGTATTGGAACTCTAGGTTTTCGCCACCCAATTGCTCAATCACATCTTCGTGGCGCTCAAGCAGTTCCGCAATAACTTTTTGATGCTGATAGCTTAGATTCTTGATCAGAGTTACCAGCGCGCGTTCCTGCACCTTTGGCAGGCCCGCTGATTCGATTACCGTACATAGTCGCCCACGTAGCGAATTGAATTCTCGCACGGCGACCTCTCTTGACGAGAGCCTTTCTTCTTCCATGACGCTTCCTTAGCTTGCGTTTCTAGGTTGCAACTTTGCAGAGAAGCTGCCGTCACGGTTCTTGACCATGCCGACTAGTTCAAGCTCTGCGAATTCCGGGTCATCAGCGATCTGCAATGCAGCAGCAAGAAGCTCGATCTTCTCGCCCTTCTCGTCTACGCCAGGATGATTAGCAACGACTGCTCGACCAAAGGTGGAAACGCCCGGTGCGCCCATCGGTGGTCGGCGCTTTGCGCCAGGGCCAGCAGGCGGCATCGGAGGCTTCGGGCCACCCTTAGGCGGGCCACCCGGTGCGGGTGCGCCAGGAGTCGGGCCGATGTCCTCAAGGCCAACGCCATCCTCAGGTAGCGGAGCTAGCTCGTCACCCTTGGGCAACTCGCCTTCGCCATCGCCTTCACCCTTGACATGCTCCTTGACAGAATCGTGGATTTCCTCCATCTTCTGCTGCTTGCCATCTGCGTCCTCGGCTACCTCGGCTGCGTTGTTGACTACCTCTTCAACCTTCTGTTGTAGCTCTTCGACTAGGCTGCGAAGCTTCTCTACGGATGAGTTGTCATCCTTCTTCTCGCCCTTATCCTCGGAATCAGAATCCTTCTTGTCGTCATCGTCGCTGTCATCGTCATCCTTTTCGGAATCTTTCGGCTTCTCTGACTTCTCAGATGAGTCGGAATCCTCGTCCTTCTTCTTGAAGGGGAAGCCACCCTCATCGGAAATGCGGATGTTCCACTCGTCGCCTACTAGCTCAAGTGCTTCAATCCTGAAACCAGGACGTGACTCGGCAAGACCAGCGCGAACTGCATCCTCACTGTGTTCCTTTGATGCTGTTAGAATCTCAATCATGTGTATACTCTCCTACCAATTCTTCGTTAGGTCTTGCTGTATTTGTTGTGAAACTACGTCTTAATGATGTAGTTGAAAGTTACGAATGCAGGGCCATCTGTGGGCACATTTGTCTGCGGGCCAACACTGACACTACCGTTAACCCCTGTACTACTTCCTGTGCCCTGCCACAAGCTACCTGTCGGCTCTTCGCCACCACTTCTGTTTGTGGATTGTGGGTAAGGAGCGGTTAGGTTGTGTGTGGACGTGTGCTTGTGCTTGACACGACGATCAGCCAATGATGAGCCGTCATTCTTGCCCAATGAGTCAACGTCTGTATGTGAGCCAACGCCCACTGGCACACGGCCTCTCAAATCTGGAAGATTGAAGGTCGTTGAACCATCACCCGAACCGTAAGCTGTGCCAATGGTGTTCCAAAGCACAGAGTACGTTGAGCGGCTGACGGCTGAGCCGTCGCACATGAGGTAGCCAGCAGGTGCTGATCCACCTGCATACGCCTTTAGTGTTCCCGGAGGATCGCCTACGTAAGCCATTAGGTCACCGCCTCATAAGAGAGGTTGCCATTTGTGAAGAAGAGCCTGTAGTTCAGCCCTGTAACTCGGTCTTTCAAGACGAAACCTCTGTTAGCGTCGTTGATGAATGCATCCTTGGTCTGCACTAGACCTTGGATGTTGAGTGCGCCACCGCCTGTGTTGATAGCTGACCAGCCGCCGACTAGCCCCCAAGTGGAACCGTCATAGCGGATGATGCTCCAAGCATCGAAGCTGCCGGATGCGGCAGACAGGATTACGACTCGTCCTGCGAAGTTGCCTGATGTCGGGATAGAGCCGTGAATCTCAAGGTGGTTGACGGGACGCCATGCTGAACCGTCATACCGGAGGATGATGTTCGCCGGGTACGTGTCAGCAACGGCTGCCGTCAAGAAGACAAGATCGCCCTGTACGCCCGAACCAGGCACTGTTGCGCTGGTTCGAAGTCGCTTGGCGAGCTTGGTTGTGTTATCGAAGCCGACGAAATAGGCATCGATGTCGCTTAGGTTTGTCGCCAAGAGGGTATGGTTGAACTGATCTGCCAGTCCATCCCAAATCTCTAGGCCAATGTTAGGTGATACGATCATTTACATACCCCACAGGAAGTCAGGATCAAGGTCTGCTTCCTTTAGTTCGTAGTGGGTTCCAGTTAAGTCTAGCTTGTCCATATTGCGAGCGCGCCCGTCTACGTTTTCTTCGATCAAGGCTCGCTGCTCAGCGGGCGAGAACTTCCTGCGCGCGATGCGCCAATTGGAGGCGCTGCGGTAGTACTCTTGCTCTTCCTCGCTGAAGGGAATTACATCAGGTGCGATACCCACTGTGGGGATGAACTCTGTTGGTTCGCCCTCCCACTCGGGAATCTCGGTCGGCACGTTGAAGGGTGTCTCAAACTCACCGTCATCATCTAGCCACAAATCAGATAGCCATTCTGCTTCCTTGGTGATTGGCTCAAAGCTGTACTCGTGGTTCTCGCTGATGATGATCGGGAATGCACCCTTAACATCAGTGTCGATAGCTGCCTCGATTCTGTTGTCCTCTAGGTTCAAGATTCTCACTACATCGGGCACCTTGTAGCCCTTGTGGTGCATTCGGTACCAAGCGCCTGCTGAGAGGGGCTGACCATTAGAATCTTGCCACTTGGCTGTGTGCCCCATGAACTGCCCAGGCATGCCCGGTGCAGGCGGGCCTTGTGGCTCAGGTGCTACAGGGGCAGGCGGTGGCTCAGGCGGCAGAACCTCTGCTGGAACTTCAGGCTCTTCCTTGTGAGAGAAGTCTAGGCCACAGTTACGGCAGCGATAGTGAACGCGGCCAGCCATTTCGCCCAACAGCATCCCCGGCCCATCACAGGCGGGGCAGTTGGCGATGTCCATCTCGTCTTCGAAATCCCCAGGTGCGCTTCGACCAGCGTAAGGGTCAGAACCCCGAAGCAACATCTCGTCTTCCATCTGCGGAGTTTCACCCGGCATTAGCGGGTATCCCGGTGCAGCGATATGCATCGTATCTAACGAGTACTCTTGAGTTGAATCTGGCAGGTTTTCGTTTCTCATATTCTTGGCTGACTTAATCTTCTTGAAGAACGATTCATTTACGTTCTCTAACTCTTCCCCGCTGTCCAGCAGGATTTTATACTGTTCTTCGTCAAAGTCTTCGTGCTTTCCGCTGTATTCCACAATGGTTCCTCTTTGCCCCTTATGGGACTGATGCTCGATTTGAACACGCTGGCCCGCATTGTACTTGCCTTCGGCAGCGACCTTCGCGCCTCTGTAGTAATCTTCTCCCTCAGGTGGCACGCCCAGATCATCCAGCGTGGTGCTGCCTGGCTCGTCAACGCTCTCAGGGTCAAGCACGCCGTAGGGTGAATTCTCGTTAACGAACTCGACAGAACCTTTCGTTCCGGGCTGTACCTCAAAGCGAGATGGGATGCGGTTGCCGTAGTAATCTTGAGCAGGATCAGGGCCAAGTGCGACAAGCCCATTCTCAATAGCTCGCATCATCTCGCGACCATAGGAACCCTGCATGCCCCACATGCCGTCATTGACCATCTTCTGAATGTGACGGATTTCCTCTTGCTCATCCATGCCGCCATCCTCAAACTCCGTGAAGTCCTCAGCAGCGCCGCCATCAAATCCATAGCCTGCGGCTGTACGAGCGTTGCGGTAGTAGTCCTGTTCGGCCTCATCCCACGGAAGAGTGTCGGGCCACATGTTAAGTACGTCTTCATCACCTGCTTCAAGGCCGGTGCCGCCCATATAGCTGACAGCCAAATCCTTGATTGCGCCCCACGTAACGGACTGTAGGGCACGATGTGGAAGGGCAGTGCTGCCCTTGTTGACCTCAATAGATGCTCGTTGAATCGCGGCGTTGATCATGTCGTTTTGCTCAAGTGAGATGCGTTGAAGCCCAAGCTCTCGGATAATCTCGCTGCGCATTATGTCTCGGGCATTCGGCCCTTGTGCGCGTCCGCCCATGCCCTCGACCGTCCACTTGCCAGCCTTGGCTTCAGGATTCTTGAGTAGCTCTCGATGGAACTCGTTGCCGCACGTCAGGCACTTGATGTTGTTCGCACCTTGATCGTAAGCTCGAAGGGTGTGTGAACCACACTTGGGGCAGACTACTGCGTCATTACCAAAGCGCAAGGACGCTTGAGGCTGGAAAGCACCTACATCCACCATAGCGCTAATGGCTTGCTGAACTTGAGGATCAAGGCTCTCAAAGTTTGCGGGCGCTCGACCACCTAGTGCGTCGAAGATAGCTGTAACAACAGTAGGGTCTGCGTCAGTTTCAACCTGAACAACGACTCCTTCTGCCTCCCAGTCTTCGTAGTCAAGTCCCCACCATGCAATATCCATGGCTTGTCCAGGAATCTGGGCAACCAGTCCTTCAGGATAGTCGCCATTTGGCGGAAGCGTAACAGTGGCGCTCAGCCCAAGTGCGCCCATGACCTCACCAGTGCGCCCGTGAATGCCCATAGGTGCAGCTAGATACTCAAAGGTGCCCGCTGTCTTCTCGACCTCGCTCTTCTTTTTCTTCATCTTCTTGTATGTACTCCATGCGATCTTGGCGCACTTTTCCTTATCGCCTTCGCCGTCACGCATGCAAGCGTGATAGATTTCATTCACCTTCTCAGGTGCGCCCTTGATGTGTTCCTTGTCGTGACTCTTATCCTCGTCGTGATGCCCCGGATATGGAGCGCCCTTCTGCATGTTGGTCATGCGACGTGGTGACGAGGGCGATCCGAACGGCATGTCGCCCGCAGGGCCATCATCTACACGCGGGCCGCGAGGCTGATCGAATGAACCAACCTGCTCTGCAACGCGCTTGACTGCTCGGTTCCAGTGCCACGGTGTAGTGTTCCATGGGATGTCACCCTTAGTAATCTCCAAAACTCGCTGGTAGACAAATCCAGAATCGGCTTCACCCAACAGTCCTTGTACGTCAGCCGCAAACGCTCTGAGCATCTCTTCGTCTGCGGGCACTTTGGGTGCGCGGAAATCCCATGAAATTGCCTCTTTCTTAGCGCCGTGCCAGTCTGGGTACCAATCAAGGTCACGGTCATCGTCTGGCTCACGAGATGTTGGGTCTACGAAGGCATCGAATGATCCTACATGCTCACCTGTCTCGGCATCATAGACAGTGCCATCTTCACGAATCTCGTAGTAGTCTCCCGTATCCTTGTCGTACACAGACCAAGCTTGAGTGCTATGCCTGAAATCTTCTAGGATGCCATCATCTAAAAAGTCAACGTCTTTGCCCAAGACTTCGTTGTAGAACGAACCGCTTGTGGCGATCTTGCCAATCAGGCCGCGCTCATGAGGAACAAGACCTTGGCCGGGGACAACAGCGTTGAGTGAGTAGCTCGGGTCAACCGGGATGCCCATCTGCTCTGCCTGGATGTAAACCTTCTCGACAGCCTCTCGTACTCGATTGCCGCCGACTATAGAGCCGTGCGGATCATACGCCTTGGGCACACTGCCCTCGCTACCCATGAGGCCAGAGTAAGTGATCTTGCCGTCTGCGATAGTGCCACCAAAACCTAGTGGCTCGCCCGCCATGATCTTGGCTTTCGCCCATTCTGCGCCCTTCAACTGTTTAGCTAGGGCTGCATGATTGGGCGTGCGGGTTCCCGGAGTCTGGACTAGAACCTCGTCGTCAAGTGTGACAAGCCACAGAAGTTCACCGGCAGCGGCGACTTTGGCGTTGGATACGTTGTAGGCGAACATCAATAATTCCTCGCTTGTTACATGCCGCCTTCTAGTGTTGACACACGGGGCGCGATGTGATAGGTTGTGTACAAACCCTGCTCGTCTATTAAGGGCGAGCATTTAACCCGAAATGAGGGCGATGGAAGCTGAACAACTAGCCAGATTGTTCCACGAGACTTATGAACGACTGGCACCTGACTTCGGTTATGAAACGCGCAGAGAGTCTGCTGTTCCTTGGGAGAGTGTCCCCGCCAACAACAAGGCGCTGATGATCGCAGTGGCGCAGGAGATTTTAGATCATGATCAACGGTAATCACGTTCGTTTCCTTGCAAACTCACGTTTTGGTGACTGGCGCAAGAATGAGATGGGCACGATTGAGAAGACGCTCGTCACCCGACAGCACAACCTCAATGGAATTTACATCGTTGAGAAGGAAGACGGCACCCGCGTTTGGGTCACCGACCAGGACATCGAGGTATACGAACAACTTGCACTCTTCTAGTAGTTGTGATATACTATGTATACACCGACGAAAGGGGATCACTTTGAGTCACATCGCTTTTATCGAGGCCGTTGACACCCACGAGAGCTATGGCTTCTTCGGCAAGGTCGTCACTCGTGAGGATGTGAGCCATCTTGTCGATGCCGTGGACATCACCAATGCTGGCCTTCAGCTTCTCGCAGACCTGGGCGATCCACAGGGCAAGGTCTACTCGCTCCGCTACGTCGAGGAAGTCCCCGCTGCTTGACAGCGCGGGGACTTTCTGTTATACTTAGAAGACAGCAACGAAAGGATCATTTTGAACAAGGCAGAAGACTTCACGTACACTCAGGCCGATCTATCCAAGGATGCACAGGATGTGGTAGCCTTTCTTAAGGCGAACCCGAAGTCCATAGTACATGACAAGGTTGCCCAGACACTTACTCAGGGTGTTGGCGGCAAAGAGTTGGCAGAGCGCTACGGCGACATTCTGTCCGCGCTGAATCAGACGGTTCTCGTGAATCTGCTGAAGCAGTTTCCTGCACCGAAGTTCCACGCGATTCAGCAGGCAGCCGCGTCCGGGAGCAAGCTCGACTTGGCTGTAGGTGCCGTGCTAAAAGAGACGGAAGACCGCTGGATGACAGAGAACACGCCTGTTGGCTGGTGGGCCGAGGGCAACACGCTCGCTCTTGTGGATGCAATGCGCAAGTATGTTCGTGAGCAGGACGGCGGCTTCTCGGGCGACACGCACGAACACATGAACTCTGGCATCATCGGCATCGCTCGCGCCATCGGTATGGCGGAAGAGGACATCCGCGAAGCGTTCGACTCCGACCGCAACCTGACCATCTACGAGCCGTAGAGTAATGACTTACGAAGAGAAGATTGAGCGTTGGCGCAAGTTGGGCCTGCTGGAAGAGCCAACACAGGTCGTTCTAGTTCGTTCACGCCCTTGGCCTGAGCTTTTCCAGGCCCAGATGGATGGCTCAGTGTTTGATGACGCCAAGGTGATTAACGTCGCACCCAAGCCGGAACAGAAGCCCTAGTCCATTTCGCTATGGGCAGTAGCTCCTGCTGGTTGGGATCAACTTTCTTGCGGCGAACTTTCAGCGTCGTGGGCCACTCTACTTCATGGAACGGGGTTGGCTCGTAGACCCTCAACGGCGAGTGATCCTGATGGTAGCCGGGAGTCCTGCGCTTATCCCATACACCCCACTGATACTTGGTTAGGGGAACAGTATCGCCGTAGGGCGACTGGTTGCGTTCTTCGCGCAGTTGTTCCTCAAGCGCAAAGTACTCTTTCACGTTCTTGGGTGACTCGTGCTGTAGCCCCAGGTGGCGCATCATGTGAACGTCGATGGTCGCTAGCTCAGAGGTAAGCGGCGCAAGAGCGAGCCAAGCAAACGATCCGACCTTAGCGCCTACGCCCGGAATCTTCATCTTCAGAACTTCATTGCGGAAGTGTTGTCCGCCGCCGCCCATCTGTACGTCCTCGACGGCAACGCGGTGAAGCTCGTCAGAGTACGGGCCAAGGTTGGCGAGCCTGCGAATGTTCTGCCAGAATCCTGGCATGTAGCGCCCACGAACGAACTTCTCGGGGGCTTCGGGAGCCTCGACAGGCTGTCCGCTTTCCTGCGCACGCAATGCCATCTCGTAGGCATCCCACTTTGCTTTGACCTCACGGACTAGCTTTTCAAACACGTCTGGGTCAGACTCATCTGCGGGAACACTCATAAGGGTTTGGTACAGGATAGCGTTGGACTTGAGATTCATCCTCGGGCTGAGCATGGTCGCACGGAAAGCGTTGACGATGGCCTGCTTCTGCTCCATCGGCGGCAGGTTGACCCAATCCACATGCATGGCCTGGAACACAGGCTCTTTGCCCTGTAGGTCGAGCGGATCGTCGTCGCTATAGTTGGCAGGAATCTCTAGTCCGGCAATCTTGTCGAACCACCAGTCTGAGAAGAATTCTCCGTCTTGCATTACTTCTCTTCCTTTAGTAGGTGTTGGTAGAACTTGACATCCTTAGAGCGCCAGAACTTCTTGACATCTGCATCCCAGGTTGATAGCTCTGCATCTATTACGATATCGAGTTCGGCCTCTTTCCTGGCTATAAGCTTCTCGGGGCACACGTGATTGCCCAGAGTGCCAACAGCAGCATAGACCAACTGCGCACAATCAGGGCAAGCGCCCCACTTCTTCTTGCGGGTTTTCTTCTCCATTAGCGTCTTCGCCTTGGGGCTGTGCCCCTCGTGCGCGGCACAAGGGAGAATGACTCTACTGGCGCTTCTACTCGCACGTTATGAGGGCCAAGAGCTTTAGAGTTGATTGAGAAGATGACGACAGCGCTCTCATCATCTGCCCAGATGACCTCGCCAATCATGTTGCGAGGCACGACATAGTAGGTTTCACGATCATCGAAACCGTCTACTTTGACGTTGGTGCGCACGTAGTCGCCGTTCATGAAGTTGCTTGCTCGATACCAGCGAGAGAATGTGCCCGGCAGGGTTAGCTGTTGATCTTCTGCTTCATTCACCGTGGTCAACTCAGAGACGGGTGGAGCGGGCGCACGCTGTGGCTGCGTCGGTTGTGAGCCAGGGATGACGGGTGCCTGCTGCGGCTGTCCTGGTACGGTAGCGCGCAAGGCGTCTGTAAGCTGCCCAGGTGGTGGAATTTCCTCTTCTGGCGTAGGCATGAACGTCTGCGCATCATCTTCAATGGGTTGCGTTGACGCCTCCCAAAACAGTGCTAGAACGTGTGCGCACGGTCGGCCCTCAAACTTCTTCCACTGGCGGGTTCTGCCCCACGAGAAGCCTGCCCACTCGCAGGTACAATCCCAAAGCGTGATCGTGCCACGGTTCGGGTCTTGTCGCCAAATCTCCGGGTAGTGCATCATGCCAGGGCGAGACTCGGACGGAACCTCACCAACCACGTTCTCGTAGCCGTTGCGAAGAACCGTAACACCTGTTCCGCGTAAGCGCTGTGCCTTGTCTTGGATGTCCTGCCAGTCAGCGGTCTTGTGCAGACTGCTTGTCCATTCGCGTTGCCACTCCTGGCCATCGAGCTTCTGCACCATTGGAAATTCTGAGTAACCATATTGGGCAGGTGTGAAGTCAATCATGTACGTCTGGCCGTCCTTTCGAACCATCGCCGCCGAATGTGAATTGAAGCCAGGGCGCTTCCTGTCTGCGTATCCTAGTTCGTCGGGCGAAAAGAACCCTGGAACATTGCCACCCATAGTGCCAGGAGAATCCGCTGGCCAAGCCTCAATTCCCTCGCGTCGAATGAAGCCAGTAAAGGCATTGGTGAGCAACACACACAAACCTTCTGCCGTTTCGGGATCGCGCAACTCTTCGTATTGGGCTATGTCTAGGATGCCCCGGTCAAATGGATCACTTGCCTTAAACTCTTCAATCAGCATATCAAGCTCAGGATCGCCCGTGCGCTCAGCCATCGTTGTGATAGCCCAGCCCTTCTTGAGCCAAATCTCTCGCTGATTACGAATGTCCCAGATAGCCTGCTGATCTTGCTGCTTGCCAAGGATCGTGGCATCGTGAGGATTCTCTACCCAAAGAACGTTGTCTAGGAAGACATAGCCGTCGCTAATCCATGCGCCCACAAACGGGGTTGTGGTGTGTGCCGCGTATTCCTCGATGGTGTCGTCGGTCATCTCTTCGACGGGCAGCTTTAACTCAGCGCCTTTGATGCCGACATAGAATCCATGTGAATGCTGTGCGGGCTGTAGCGTTTGAGCATCATACGTGCCGCCACCACTGGCTCTGATTGCCTCGTAGATCGAATCAGTGACTTCAGCCAGCTTGGCAGATTCAAAGAGGAAATTATCTTCTGGCACGATGCCATTGTTGCCATGATTCCAAGAAGATAAAGGTATAGATATAAGAGTGTAGTACCCATCATCGTCGCGCAAATGGGGGCAATGTGCCTTCGTGATTTTTGCGCAACGAGGGTGCAAACCGCCATCTACGATGCCGCCTGATGAGTCTGCGAAAACTATTACAGGATCAGAAAGTTCCAGGCCGCAAAGCAAACAAAGGTCAAGATTTTCAGCCTGATTCATTCTGTCCTCTCTGGTGTTAGGAAAGTTAGGTACATACCCATCTAATGTCATTTCAGAATCACCTGTCCATGGAACAGGCATGCCTTTCCAGATTGGGCGAGGTAATCCACGTGGGTTATGTTCCTCAGTGTATAGACCAGGACTGCCATCCCATGTGTCGCCACCCGCAGTCTTTTTGGGTGCGTTCGGCATCTCCTTCTCTTCCCATGGCAATGCCTCACGAGCGTAGTGCTTCAGCTTCTGAAAGATTCCCCAGACCTCAAGCATCTTCTGTACCATATCTCGCTCGTCTTCGATTCCCTTACCTTCAGGGGAGTAAGCCTTTGCCCTTCCCCCGAACACACCTTCGAACAGGGCAATGACTCCTGCCTTCTCCTGTTCAGCGTTTTGTTGAGCCTTTTCATACCGCTCCCGATAGTGGTCATTGTCGAACCTTTGATACATGCTGTACCAAAACTGCCAGTTGAGGATATTCCTCTCTAGCTCGCCAATGAGCGCTTCGGCCTGTAGTGCGATGTCTTCGCACTTCGGCTCAAGCATGAGGAAGTGTTCCCCGTAGAAAGTTGGTGTGATGGGCTTCGCCTTCTCTAGCCACTCGCCTGTCTCAAGGTCGTAGCAGGCATAAGGCTTAGATGCGAGGTTCTCTTCGGGCGTGCCCCTACCCGGCTTGGGGTAATACTGAATCATCATCGTGCCCTCAGCCGAGTCATCGGGAGATTCAAGGCCAAGGTCGTTAAAGGTCGGGAAGTTGATCGGCTGAACGATACGGCGAATGGTGGCGATCAGGTCATCGGAAGTCATGTCCTCGCCCTCGTACTTTTCGATATCGACCCACATCTGCACATCCATGTCACCGGCCTCGTCCCAGTTGTACGAGATGCCGCTTCCGTAGATGGTGAAGTAGATAAAACTGTCTGGATTGGGAAGCTCTGCCTCCAATGCATTCAGGACGTGGGCCTTCAGCTTTCCGATGACATCAGGTGAAATTTCTTCACTGCCACGGAAGAGTGGAGGGTAGAGATTCGGACGCGGGTCACGAAGGAATCCTACGTCCTTGCCGACTGGCTCAGTGTCTTCTGAAGTAGCCGCTACACGCTTGCGATAACGTGCCTCTCGACCGTAGCTGTCAATCTCTAGACGGATCATGCGCCGCAAGTCGTTATCGGTAGGGCATTTGCCAGCTTCCCATTCAAGAGAGATGCTATCGAAGTCAGGCCCATGGTCATCTAGGTGAAACTCGCCCGCACAGAAGTTGGAGGACTTAGCCTCCATCAGAAGCTTCATGGGGTGAGTGAGGTTGCCGGGAACCAGCTTAAGCTGGCCATCGGCCCAGAGGAAGTTGCCTATCATCGTCTATTAGCTGTCGCTTGCGAGCAGTTCGAAAGTGTGTTATAATATAAGTATGATGAGCGCAGAGAACATCCGCGAGGCTTCCCGCCTCGATTGGAGTGACTACACGCTTGAAGAGCTTATCGAGCTTTTCGGTAGCGATGACTTCAATGACGCAGAGCGAGAGGATCATTGACCTTCGTCTATATCAGCAGCGAAGTTAATGATGGCGGCTGGAAACAGTCGTCTGCTGAACAACGAGCGCTCGACCGTGCTTTTGGCGAGTATTACAAGACAGGTCATTGGGAGTGGGCAACTCTCATGGTGACCAAGCTTCCATGTGATGATCGTGATGCACACTACCCAAATCTCTGTTGGCACTACCAGATTGAGATTGAGCCAGCAGATGGTTGAGTATCAGCGTATCCAAGCGGGAGACGAATTCCTTAACTGGAACAGCGCCACTCTGGTCTTTGAGCCAGAGTTTGAAGGCCGCACCCGCTATGGCATCAACGCTTTCGACGGAGCCGACCTGATCGGCTCCCTAACGTGGTCAGACGAGGGAGACTTCATTTTCCTCCGTTCTGCCTATGTCAATCCTTCGTACCAAAACGAGGGGGTCTTCCGCGAGATGTTCACGTGGATGCTCAAGATAGAGGGCCACAAGTTCGTAGACGGCGATTGGCGCTGGGGTGGCCCGCTAGAGAAGTTCATGGAAAGATACAACCAAGAGTGGAGGGAAAACAATGCCGACGCATGATTCAATGTACACGCATGAGATGGCCGAGAGGCTCATCAAGGTGGCTCGCCCAGGCGGACGCAATCGAGGGCTTGTAACTCGCCTCAATGCGGTTCAGGACAAGGCACTCAAGGCATCAAGCCTTGGCGCGGAGGCCGCAATGGATATGTTCGCGGCACTCGATGTCGCGCTCAAGTCCGACGATCCTGAGATTCGCAAGGCCGCAGAGAAGATCATGAGCGGCCCGTTCTATCAGATTATTGCTTGAACAGGTGGGCAGCTAAGCCCAAGAGCCACATAGCAATCACCACTTCAGCGCGGCGGCGGTATCTACTCCGTGCTGATTGGCACGTCTTAGTGATGGTCGGAACCTTCTTAGTTGTGATGGCGGTCGTCTCCCAAACGCCAAGACCGATAGCTGTGCCCGCCCAAAACTTGTTGCCGTCTAATCTGTATCGCCGTCTTCCCATGGATACGGCCCGTCTTCTAAGTCGCCTCGCGTCCATTGCTTTACCCTTGTCTTGAGTTTGTATTCCGAGTTGTCGCCGCGCCGGTAGTAGACATCCTTGAGCGGTCGATTCGGGAAGGTGTGCTGCCATAAGCGGTGGAAGTAACCGGGGTTGATCCACTGCTTCTCTGCTTCAAAGAGAGTAACTGCCTCGTCGGCGTACTCCCCGATGATCTTAGAATGTGGCAAGTCAGCTAGGGTTGCCTGTGTTCCAAGCACAATCTGGTCTTTGTCAAAGTCGTAGATGACCTTGGTCGTAACTCTATCCCAAAGGTTGGCGCTCTGGAAATTGAGAAGCCATCTGTAATTCTCTCCAACTTCCTCTGGTTCGCGCGGCTTGCCAAATGTCTGGGTAGCATGCTCATAGTACGTGCCCAAATCCCACTTCGCTTGACGTAGCATCTCCGGGCTAATAGGAATGATCGTGTTATCGAGTGCCCACCGCCAGACTTGAGCCTCTTCCTCAACCTCTGACCATTCGTCGTAAAACTCCCAGTCAGGGTGCTGCCCTTCCATCTGCAAGACAACGTGGCCTACCTCATGAAGAGCCACAAGGTAATCGATGTCATAGCGAATTTGCGGAGTCATGACAAGATCAGGCGCAGCCCAAGCATTATGCCTATCTTCTCCCCATCGAATCTCAATTCTATATTTCTCCGCTAGCTCGTAGATGTGAGCAGTTAGATCAGCGATTGTCTCTTCATCAAGGAGTGCTGCAACTTTCCTCTGACTCAGCCGGTCGCTATCCTCTAGTACCCACCGATTCTTAACGGGCATGCCCATCAGTTCTGTCAGCTTGACCTCAATCTGAGGAATGTAGTCACGGTAATCCACCGTAGGAAAATCAGTTTTGATCAACACAGAATATAGTCCAGCATCGTTGACGACACCATAGATAAATCCATGAAGTGCCGGGTCTTTGCCAGAATGATAACCCATATCATGCAAAACGTGCGCATGAAAAGGATGGCCAGAAGCTAGCGTGTCAGTTTTAGGATCATAGACCCAAGCCTGTCCACGTGAAATGGCCGTCTTGGCGATGTACTCGCCTAGTTCTTCACGGATGCGGTCGAACAGCCCCTCGTGAAGCAGGTACTTATAGACGATGTTCCCTTCACTAAAGTCACCAAGCCCTGCCTGCTGATCAAGCTGACGCTTCTTGTGAATGTCGTGCCAGAGTTGGCGGGCAGACTCAGGATCGTGGTCGAGCATTTCAGTCATCTTTTCAGCCATATCAGCGGCACGAGCCATGAATTCCGGTAGCTCGACAGCAATCTCGTGAACACGATCCGGCTCAGGTTCCTGATACCACATACGGTCATCGAGGCTGTAAGCGCTTCTAAGCCCCGGCTGGTACAGGTCGGATGGAAGTACTCCCTGGGGTACTACAAAGAACTGTAGCGGGTGCGTGGTGCCTGGGAGGAAGGTTCCATCGAGATGGTCGATGCTCATGGCGATCAACTCCTTACGAGTCGTCTGAACATCCATGCCTAGCTCTTCAGTGAAACGATCCCAGTTGGCGAAGACAGAGATGTCAGCATCGCTTGTCTCGCTGTACTGATAGGTCGTCAGCGAGCCAGTGAAGTACAGGTCAGTCCAGCCGTCTCCCTGGACGCCGAATCGCTGCATCAGCGCTCGTGCGTACAGTCTAAGAATCCAGTCAATGTGGTGCTGCCGTGGCTCGATGCCCCGGAACACCTGTTGGTCGAGCGACTTCTCGATTGGGTCGAAAATATTACTGGTTCGGGCTAGAGAGAACCTTTCAGGAGGCATCAGTTGGAGTCTATCGGGCGGGATCGCATCGCGCGTAGCAAATGCATGCGCCCAGCCACTTGGATGGGGATCACGTTGCAATTGGATACCGGAACCATCAACCAGCCAAACATCGGGTGTTCGATCCCCGCCCCACGTCAGACTATTAACAAGTATTTCAGACATCTCCTGTGGATCATCCCATAGCCACACGTAATCACGACCAGGGGCATAGGCAGGATTTAATCCTTCAGCCAAGATGCTCTCTCTGTTGGCTTGTGGAGTAACGTGGTAAAGCGTTGTGCGTGCTGTTTTCTGCATAGCACTTATTGGTGTACGCACTAGTCAGGTTCTGAGTCTAGCCACTCGTGCGCAAGTCTCATCTGATCTTCGGTCAACATGTCTTCGTGGCCACCAGTAGCTAGTCCATCTAAGTTGCCCATGACCCATGCTTTGCCAATCTTGCCGGTCGCGGCACCCATGCCATCATCGTACTCATGTTTGATTTGCCCAGTGATGACAAGCAACTGACGAACGTGACCCTTCAAGCCCAGATTAAAGCCGCCCTCATACGAGACTGTTCCATCTCTCAATTTCTCGCTGAGTAGTGAAGGATCAAACATCACGTTAACCCACCAGGCCGTCCCTCAACAGTCTAAGCAATGATTCTCGTTCATTGAGTTCTGGATTGTCGATGATAACTTCAAGCAGCTTCTTCTGAGCTTGCCCAATCTGCGGCCCTTTCAGTCCAAACTGCATCAAGTCGTGGCCATTCACAGCCAAGTCCTTCACCGTGACGGCAGTGTTGTTTTCCTTCGCTGCTGCGAGCAATTCTCTTGCGCGGTCGATTGCCTTGCGGTCACGCTCATTGATTGAACCATCCCTCTTACCTGAAGCATCGGCCTCACGAAGAGTCAGCAAATCCTCAGCCAGCTTGAAGTCACCGTCGAGTGCGGCCAAGAACTTACGTGCCCCCTTCTCGGTCTTGAAGTACGGGAACATATGGTTGGCGCACAGCGTCGTGACACGCTTCATGCGGTCGTTAGGGTAGCGCAGGCGCTTCATGAACGCCTCGACCAAGCGAGCAGAAACCTCTTCATGGTTCTCCCCAATCTCAGTGCCGTCCTCCAACACCTTCTTGTAGAAGTGCCCGCCGCCACCCTCGGGTGCAGTCTCATCTCGCCAGAAGGATTCGGGCTTACCAGCATCGTGGAAGAGTGCAGCTAGGCGAATGTCAGGATCGGTTGTTAGGCGTGCTGCCGCCCTTAAGACTTCCATCGTATGATCGTAGACACTCAGGTCATGGTGCGGGTTCATCTGATCGAAGCCAACCGCAGCGGCAAGCTCGGGCACCATGTAGTCAATCAACCCTGAGGCAGCAGCAATCTCCATAGCCCCCGCAGGGTTGTCGCCAGCGAGCAGCTTATCCATCTCCATCTGGATGCGCTCGCCAGGGAGAGACTTTAGTCTGTGTGCGTTCGCAGACAGCGCGTCAAGTAGGTCTTCATCAGGCTGAAGTCCGAAGCGAGCGTTTGCCACAAGTGCGCGCACGATTCTCAGAGGGTCATCTGCAAGCGCGCTGTCATTGACCAACCTCAGGCGACCCGCTGTAAGGTCATCAGCGCCCCCGTGCGGGTCGAGAAGCTCATTGCCGACAGGATCATAGGCCATCGCGTTTCCAGTGAAGTCACGGCGCTGTAGATCGACCACAGGGTCGAGGTAAGGATCAGTCTGAACCTCAAAGTCCTTGTGGCCAGCGCCTGTGGAGCGCTCGGTACGAGGAAGGGCAATCTCAACCTCTTGACTTGCGTCTGTGTTAGGGAGCCTGAAGCGGTAGACGCCGAACGCTTCGCCCGTCAGCTTGACGATGCCCAAGGGAGACAGCGCCGCCATAATCTCGTCGCCAGTCAAGCCTTGACACATCAAATCTACGTCCTTGGACGGTCTTCCAAGGAAAGCGTCACGAACGGCCCCACCAACGATGAAGACCCGTCCACCGGCAGCCGTCAGCGCGTCCGTTGCGGCACGGGCGTTGATATCCGCCTCATAGGTTTCGCGGATAGCGTCAAGCTGTGCTTGGTTAGCACTCATCCTATCCATTGTAACATATTTCGCTATTGGATGTCGAGATTGTGTGTGTTGTTGCGCGTACCACAACTTATCCCATGGCCCTTCGCCACACTTACGGCAGTACCACATTCCATTTGACTTACCCTTAGCCCAGGGTGTCGCTGCCCTGGTTGGCTCAAACTCTTCACCATCTATCCCCACTTGAGCGCGTATCCACTCAATTTGGTCACGTAATCCCGCTGAACGGAAGTATTCTTCTGCTTCAGGTGGGATTCCGAAGTCTTTGAGCGTCCAGGCAGACGGCTGATCTAGGTCAGCATTATCATCGAGTCCCGCGCTAAGGCGCTCAAGGTCGCTTTCTGGAACAGGAGTAAGCTCATGAATACCATCGACAATAGTCCAGACGCGATACCACCATTCGTCTCGATCCTCTACCCAGTGAGCAGAATCGACAGTGCCCTTCTCTCCATAGCCCAAAACGATCACCTTGTCACCACGGTCGAACTTGGGCCACCCCATGTAAGTCTCGGCCATCTTCTTCCACTTGGCTGCCTTTTCCCACTCGCCCATCAACTCTAGGCGCTCGGGCGGAATGACACCGTAGTACATGAACCACTCGCCTTCGAAACCTGGCGTTGAAACATCGTCAACAACGTCAAGTCCCTGAGTATAAACGCGCCACACGTCAGCCTCATCTGAAGTGTCAAGAGGCTCAGTGGAGAGATAGACCGCGCCAAGACCTGTGAAATCGAAGTCAGGCGAAAGCCCTCCTAACTGAATGGACTCGCGGTTAGCTGGGTCACTGTAGTGATATAGAACTCGTGGTGCCATTTACTCTTCTTCCATTTCTAGGTCAGGAGCATACTTGCGGATTTCAGCCAACACCTTCTCTTTAGTTTCAGGCGCGGTATCTCCAAAATCCCAACTAACGAAACTCACCGCTGTCTCTTCAGCAAACTCGGGCGTACCTCCCATGTACCAAAGGAACTCACCTTCCCAACGTACACGCCCGAAAGCTGTCTCGTGCGTAGCGATGAAGTTCTTGAAGTCAGCAATCTTGGGATCGGGGATATCGAAGTGTTCCTCCATAATCTGCTTCAACATGCGCGGGTGAATACGGTCGCCCCAGAATAGCACACCGTCCACGTAAACGAAGGTTCCACGGGGGTCAAGTCCGTAGTCTTCTCCACGCAGACCCTTGGCATTGGGCCTATTACTGAACGGATCGAAAGCCAAATCAGCGTCCTGTGTTCCTGCTGTTCGCAGATGGCTTCTGTCATCATGCCAAGCTTGCACGGCATCTTGAGCCTCTTGGGGTACGCTACCAAACCACAAAATTTCATCTCGGACGATCATGCCTCGCAATGAATCATCCCACCACGTCTTATCCCATCCCAGCTTCCTAGCTATCTGCCCATGAAGACCCTTTGTCGGCCCGATGTACACGGTGTCGTCCCATGGCTGATAGAGCATTGGGCGACGCACCTTTGCGATGTCTTCGCCAATCCAATCATCGTACTGCACGCCTGTTGTATCGACCTCTACAATCTTGATAGCTGCCGTCTTGCTTAACACCGGATGTTGATCCACGTACAGTGCAACAGCCGTCTGAACCTCTCTTCCTTCTAAGTGATAGCCTGACTCAGGATCGAAATGCTTGTCGGCCTGGAAGTAGTATCCAGCCACGAATCTGTCACGCAAGCCTTCGTTGCGGTTAAGCTCTGCTCCATGCTCGACTTCTGTGTTACCTATCATGTTGTCTACCAGCATCCTGATCAAGGGCTTGTGGTATAGGCCACGACCAATCGCAATGAGCTTAGATTCCGTATCAGCTACAAATGCAATACGGTCAGGCTTGAAGATGCGATTATCATTGCCTTCCATTATGGTGGTGACATCGACAACTTCCCAGTCGGTGACAGCCGCATCCTTTCTCCATCCTTCGCGCTCCTTATCCAGCCAAGCCTCAACAAGAGGCTCAGCTTCCTTGAAGTAACCAAACTGCTGTGCGTTTGCGAATAGCTCATCATCTCTTTCATAGTCATAGCCATCGTCGGTTCCTGGCTTCTCTTGCTGATCAGCCCAGCCTTCATACCAATCTGAGTACATGCGGATAGGAGGGTTGTCATAGAGTGCGACTTGACCCCAGATAAGAGAATGGCCTTCTTTTGCATGCACCCGTCTAATCTCAGGATTGTTCCGGTATAGGTCACCGTGGTAGGAGTAACCGTCGATCCATAGCTGCTTACACTGACCACAGTAGACCCAACAGAAGAAGTCTGAGCCGATGTCTCCCAATGTTGCATGCCGACCGAACCAGCGCTCTACCACATTCTTCAAGCGCGGGTTCACATACGTAGCATCTAAGGTATAGCCCTGGGAGAGGTACGGTACAAGAGGCTCAATTAGTCGCATGAAAGCATCCGTCTTGCGGTACAACCCATCGACATGCATCGTGCCAACATGGATTCTCTTCTCATCCTCTATGATTCCATACGTGATCTTGCCGACATCGGTTTGCGTTTCGCTATCATGAAGTTTGAAGGTCTTGACGTGCGGAGCGACATCATCCCAGAGATGCTGATCTACAAGTACAAGAGAGTCCTTTGAAACCTTCAAGTTCCTCATATGCTCAGGCCACAATCGGCGTGCCTCAGCCAGCATTTGCGCTCGGTACTCGGAACTAGAGCGAACGAAGGCGTTGTTGTCATATGAGATAGACTCAGGCTCCCAGTGGTCGTCATCTAATTGCTGCATCCAGCCCAGATCAATTTGCGGGTCATCGCTCAGCAACAATCCTTCCTCCCTCGCTCTTCGCAGAATCGAGCTATGAGAAGTGCCGAAAATCAGTCTGCCATCAATGAAGGCGAACGCTCTCTCGCGGGGATAGAAATCACTCGTCTTCGCTTCAAAGAGCGATAGCTGATCCGCTGGTTCAGGCTTCTTTGGGTGTAGCATCGCCCATGCCTTTTGGACGGCCTGTCTTCCACCGGGCGTACTGCCGATAGCATGGTCGCCACGTCCCGGCTTGCCGTTGTCCAAGAAATCCCACGATAGGGTGGGTCGAATCGTTGGTGTAGTGTATGCCTGGAATGGCACACTTTCTTTCATTGCCCTCATAAGAGGCACGTGATGCGACCCAGGCTGCGTGCCGACGAACATGATCTTTCGCTCCTTCTGGAAAAGAACAGGGAATCGCGTGGGTGCCCATAACCAATCGCTTCCTACATCTTCGTAAGGCGCATTGTCCACGAGATGGATAGTCCATTCAGAAGCTGCCGTGGTACGTTGCGGCACTCTCTGATACCCCTCAGGAAGAGAGGCCAAGATCAGCGGCATGGCTTCCTCGATGAGGCTCCGGTCTACATTCTCTTCCCACGACTGGAAAGCGATCTGCTTCGACTCATGATAGACCCAACCCGGCAGCATGGGCTTCTCCCGATCTAGGCCATACTTCCGTACAACGAAAGGATGTGTAGGAGCATCGTCGCCCCCTAACCAAAGAGTGTGGTTCTGGTAGATGAACGGCTGCGGCGTATAGACATCTTCAGGGTGATGCCACTCGCCCCATACCCAGCCCTCACGAAGCTGAATAGCGCCCGTGTGTCTAGGGAGCCTAGGAGGCTCATTTGCACTTGATTTCAGGTATACGTCTTTCATGATTGTTTCAACTGTGTTGCCAATAAATGCATTACCATACAACCAACTAGTCCCATCATCCCAGACAATACCAGCAGCAGGTTTTGATCGTTCTTTCAAGTTGACTGCATGATCGCCTCTCAAGCCCAATTCTTTGAAAAGTGGTCGGTGAGTCCAACCTGATCCATAGACAATCTCCCTGGTGTCAGGGTTGGCTACCCATGACCATCTAGTACCCATGCCGTACACTGTAGTGTCAGGCAATCTTCGCAGTGTCCATCCTCCATATGACATCTCATTCTCGGACATACTTTCCTCGGCACCTGTCCGAGATGTGTCCACGCGCAGACCCTCTTCCAAACCGACAGGAATGTTCTTCTTCAATGGGTCGTAATCAGTGCCCAGCGCTTCATTCACTGCCTCCTGCGCCCCCTCTTCGAAGCGTAGAGACATGCGTATCTCACCTGTAGGGAGGATGATTTCCCACTTCAGATCATTGATATCCTCCGGGCTTTGAACAAGCCCAGTGAGGATCAGACCCCTCAACAATGGATTGTGGTGAGTGCCCTCTGAACCAATGAAGATCAGCTTCTGTTCCTTGCTCCAATGCGCTGGCCTACGCAGATTCTCCCAGGGTGGAGGGCCGGGGATTAGGCTGGTATCCAGCAGATATACCCGCCATCCATGCGCTTCAGTGTAGGCTACGTCGATGTTAGGGGAATCCTCGTCCCAGTCTGCCAGTCTAGTACCCGAAAAGGCTGAAGTAGTGTCAGTCGGGAAAAGCACCTTTCCGGTATACCCCTGGGGGTACCCTATGGTGCCACCTTGGTGGGGGTCTAGGTGTACGGGTCTAGGTGTAGGTGACCACTCTGATGTTAGAAGGTCGTGTGTTGTATCCATGGCGGTATGAGTGGCGGTGATGGCGGGATATGTGGCGGGCATCCATGCTGATGGATGCGGTGCAGTCATCACACCCCACAGCTTATCGTGATTGCCCTTGACCTGGCCATCTAACTGTGCTAGCTGCGCAGTACTAGGTACCAGGGCAGAATCCTGTAGGACAGTTGTGCTGAGTATAGGGCGAGACTGACCGCTATTCTCTGCGGTTGTTCCAGTAGACTGATGGCTTGATACCGTGGGTGTTGTGGTGTTATCTCCTACTCCTATGTTAGAAGATCGCCACTCGTCTATTAGTTCTTCTACTCGCGCCTCTATCTCTGCCGTGACCATACTCTCATCGTAGAACCATAGCCCGCTCGTTAGGTTAACGCCACCTGCAATTAGCCCCTGATCATCACTCTGCCAGTACCTAGTGTGATTCCATCTCCGATTGCCGATGATCATCGTGTCTGACTGCGGCGAATAAGTGAAGATGAAGATATCAGTGCGCGGATCATCGCGCACTACCAGATTGCCTGTGTGTCGTTTTACCCTCTCGTCATCCTCAACCGCATACGTATCAGCATTCTCCTGATACCAAGGAAGCATCCTCATATAAGACTGTGAGCGATATCCAGCATCCGCAATGTCGTCCTTCGTATAGCCCAATGGCTTAGCCTTCATGCGGAACAACTGCGGGTGATTCAAGTAGATGTCGTCCTCGTCTACAAACACAGTGCCATCGGTCATCACGACCCACCTGTACTTGGGCACAGGATTAGGCACAGCCGCTGTGCGCGTGTATCGTGGATCATCATCGACATCCGCATAGTATTCCTCTGCCAGTTCAAGCGCTCGCTGCTTCTGCTCTTCTGTTGCAGTACTCGCGCCATAATCAGAGAAGACGCCAGCATGATGCCAGCCCAGCACGAGCGACGTAGTGAATCGAACCAAATCAAAGTCGCCGTCAGGGTCACGCTCTAATTTAGCCTTACCCATCAGCTTGTTCCTTCTAATGATGTCCTGGTGCCATTGGCCAACGTAAAGCTTATCAACCTCAGGGTCATAGACCCAAGCAGGATTACTCGGCCATGCCGCCGTTGTTAACCAGTCTCCCATATCGGCTCGCTCATTGACGCGCTCATCATGTGCTTCTCTTACTGCCTGTTTAATCTGCTTCAGCACTTCAGGATCAGGGTCAGGCCATGCCTCATCGCCCTCATAGAAGTGGATATCACCACTAATGCTCACCCATCCCTGAACGTATTGATCAGTGCTAATGTGGCGCACCAAATCGTTTCGCTTCAGCGCTCTCCATATCGCCGTGTGATAAGCTGACCCATTAGCAATATAGATTTTGCCATCTATATACACGAATGGCAAAGAACCCTTCATGTATTGCTCGCTGGCTGAATCGTATAACTCCACCCACTCATAAGGAATAGCGGCACCTACACGCACTGAGCCAAGCTTGGCTCTTACCGCAGCGTATGCGTCTTCCTTTTCCTTGAGTGCTTCTTGAGTTGCCTGCTCTCGTTCCTCTATTGACATATTCCAATCGAGTATTTTCGCGGGCCAATGCTGCACATCTATTTCACCGTCGCGCCAGTGACCACCCCAAAGCGTCTTGGCATATTCTTTGTCGCCAAGCTGAGCCATCAATGTCACGTGTCTAACCAATCCATAATCTTCCTCGTGTATGAGTAGTTCTCCTGTGTTAGGATCGTAGACCCAGATGTAATCTGTTGCTGCTGCCGTCTTTAACATGCCATCACTCACATACTCGTGCCAGTCATCTAGATGAATCTCTACCTCATGTCCCGCTTGACCACGGATGATGACAACCTCGTTGCGTGGATCGAGGCGAACGACCGTTAGCATATTCTCGAACTGATCGTTGTGCCACTCCCACTGTGAGCCAATCGGCGGCATCTCAGACCACCTGGATGAATAACGGTAATCCTCTACGATGGGTCGCTCTTGTTCTGAAATCGCAGCCTTTGCTGCTTCAAATGCCTCTTCGACTAGCGGCTCCCATCGTCGTGTGTTAGAGAAAGCGTCACTATGGATGATAGGTCGAAGTGATCCATCATCAATGCGCCTCACCCACCAACCATAGACATTCTTGTCTCGATTCTCGCCACCCAACTCATCACGGTACCGACGCATAAGCTCAGGGTGGTTGTCTTCCCATGACGAAAGATTGCGCTCAACTGTTGGCTTTATGTGGCCATAGTAAAGCTTCTTGGTGACACCGTTGTAAATCCAGATGTTGTGGATGACCTCAGTGTAGTAGTCGCCCTTCTCAAAGTCTGAAGGAGACAATGCTGCCTCCTTACTCAAACCTCGGATTACATCGAAGTCGGCAACTTCAACCTCGTTGAAGAGCGCGAGGTTGAACACGCGCTTGGTTAGGCCAGGGAACGAGTCTTCAGTGTGCAAGCCATACTCGTATGAGCTTACTGATGGCCTGCCCTGGACAACGCGGCTGTAGCCCTGTAGGATTTCCTCACGCAACAACTCGGGCCTGTTCTCTCGCACCCATCGTCTAATGTCGTTGTGGCCCGTGCTTTCGGCAGCTACGAGCAAATCAGGGTAGAGTAAGAACGCCACTTGACCATCGAGCGCTTCATGAAATGGCAGGCCATCTACCCAGATGTCGTCCTCGTTGGCGGTCTTAGATAGACTTGTATCAAACTGACGCGCACCAACCACTGTATCGACAAGCTCTACATATTCGGGCGGAATATCCACATGGAGATAGAATGGTGTGGGCTTCCAATAGCCAACTTCATCTACATCTGGATGCTCAACGCCGAGAAGTGGATAATCTCGTGGGTCAAACTTTATCGGCAGATCAGTGGGCGCATTGATACGCCAGATATCTGAGGTTTGATAATGACGATAATGTTCTGCAAACAATCGCGCAGAATCTAAGTCTTGAAAAACGTACAATCTCGCATCATCCATGCTGCCACTGTGATCCGGCAATCTAACTAATCCATGCTTCATCACAAAATCACGGAACTTCTTTGGGAGAACACGATACATCGTTGTGCCTGCAACTTTGCTGAGCGGCAATTGCTGGAAACGTGTGTCTTCAACATACTTGTAAGGAAGGGACGGCGCTCGACGCTTAATACCTTGCTCTACAGCCTCGCCAGTGAAATATGAGTTGACGAAATCAGCGGCGTATTCCATAGTTGCGCGATCCACTACGCCACCACCGTTCTCAATAGCCCAATGCATCGCCCAGAACTCTTCTTCCTGACTGTTAACATCTCGCCCATATTGACTCACGAATGCCATGTGCCCTAGCTCATGTAGTGCAATGTAGTAAGTGAGCTTGTCAACAATAGGTGGCGCAGTGAATATGACAGTGGTAATCTGATCAGGCAACCACGTCTCGTCACTCTCTGCTAAAAACCAGGGAACCTGAAAGTCAACCCTTCCACCAATATCGCCATTGTAATACTTTCGGCCATCCCAATCTGACATTGGCATCCCCCGCCATTCAAATGTCATTTCCCAATTGTGACGAGCAGCAATCTCTTGTGCTTTGTACTCGATATCGTTCATGAGCCAACCCCAATCGGCACTTGTCTTCCCTAATAGCGATAGCTGATCCTGGTCACCGGGCTTAGTCTCTTCGACGTACTCTTCCTCTTCGAACTCAAGCTGTTCGACGTAGGGCACGAGCGCATCCTGGATCGCTGCCGCTGTCGCCTCGTCTACGATCTGATCTTGTTCTAGATAGAACTGAACTCCACCAAGGTAATCTCCCTTGACCGGAACGATGTGCCCATTGACCATAGATGCCCGTTCACTTAAAACTATGCGCCTAAACTCTTCAGGCAGTCGTGGCCACATGCGCGTGTGATAGGTGTGCGAGTCTGCAAGGAAGATGGTGTTGAGACTGGGCACATAACTAAAGGGCATGCCATAGACCCCACGGAACTTCGTGCGCGGTGTCTTCACGCGCATCACCTTCATGGGCGCAGCACCTAGTCTTGTGCCATGCTTGAGGTAGTCAAGGACAGCTTTAGGCGGATAACGCTCAAAAAACGCTTCGACTTCAGGCAACAGTGCCTCATGCTGCTCGCCGTAATCTGTTACGTAGTCAATACCATTCGGTTGCTTGGGCGCTTCCTTGCCCCAAGGATCATACCAGCCGTAGTAAGCTCCATTTCTGAAGTCTAAACCTTCTCGTCTCATCTCGGCCATGATATCCCTGTGCAAGTCACCACAGTAGAGGGTGCCGTCGAAGTAAACCCATGCGAATCGGTCGTATCTCTTGAGATAGTCATCGAAGTGCCAGCGCCTGTCATCTGACACCATTAACTCGACAGGCTGTGTGCCTGCTCGTTTGTAGGTAGCTCGCAAAGATTCGATATATGCATCACAAGCAGCGAGTGCTTCTGCTTGTAATTCGGGTGGAGCCTGACGGGCCATAGAGTCAGGCGCGTTGCCGCTTAACACAGCAGAGTCTGCATTTACTGTCCAACCGAACACAGCGCGACCCTCTCCAATAGCCTCCTTGAAAGCTCGTGCAAGATCGCGGCTCCCCAAAGCTTTATTCTTCAAATACCAGCGCATGATGTCGGGATGATGGCCTGTGTTCAATACGTAAAGTGTGCCATCGAGATACATCCATGCGAAACTACTTGAATCTTTGTGAGGATAATTGGGCCAAATGTCATCGGTTATGTTAATGAACTTGGTAGACAATGTGCCTGCTGTCTTATGTTCCTGCATGTACTGCTTAACAGCCCCATGCGCTTCAGCTTTGAGCTTAGGATCGGCATGCCACGCCATGTCGTCGCCTGCACTACCACTCACAAACTCGATGTCGTCGCGATTTACCCAGCCAAAGACTGTCTTGCCAGCCTTAACCTGTTCCTTGAAGGCTCGTACTCCTTGGATTGCTTCTAGCTCTTGGCTCCCCTGTTGTCGCAAGTACTCACGCATTAGGTCTGGATGATGACCATTGTGAGTTACATATAGTTCACCCTCGTGATACATAAACGCGAATCCAAACTGGTAAGGAACGCGATCAGAGCGCGACCAATCCACAGCAGCCTCAGCAGGTTGGAAGCCCCAGTAGCCGGGAGGCTTAGTCTGGGAGTTTGGATCAAATGGATTCATACGTTGATCCCAGTCATTCAACTGTCCATTGCATTCGCGATGGCAAGGCAACAGGTTCTCAATAGCGTTCTGGCCACCCTGCGATAGTGGGATGACATGATCCCAACTTGTGGCTCCTGGCCCACCACAATATGCACAAAAGCCCTGGTAACGGGTATAAAGTGCATGCAAATCTTGTGGTCTAACCTTGCCTCGGTTGTCACTGTAGTTGTTCAACTTAAGCGCCTTACGTCTCCACCAGTGTCGCTCTCTTGGTGTCAAAGTGTCCCATGCTGTTGTCTCAAGAGGCGACAGAGGCACGAAGTCATAGTTGACTGGATTCTCGATGGGGTGATCAAACTGTGTTGAAAGTCGAGCGATGCTCTTGGTGTCTGTGGGCCACTGTTCTGTCGCACCGTAATCGTCATCGTCCCAATCGCCATACCAGTCGTCAGCGAGTGGGCGAGGATACTGCCACGGCACCTGCGACATGTGTTCACCTAGATGCTCTTCTAATTCGAACATCATGTGATCGGGTAATGGCGCACCCTCGGCGTGGTAGTAATGAACCTCAAGCTGCTTGTCATCATAATTGCGTTGGATCAAGCCCAGAGATGGCTCTACCTCACGATTGTGTAGTGGCTCCCAGTCCATGTCAGGGTTCTGCTCAGCGATCCAGCGCCAGATATCTGTGTGATATGCGTTGTGATTCGCTAGGTAGAGCGTGTCAGTGGTGGGGAGGTAGACGAACGTTCGCCTCCACGTGTCTTTTGTGGGTTCGTCACCATCATGGGTCTTCTCGAACGCTGGAAGATTGACAATCTTGGCTACTCGCCCCATCTGCTGTTCATAACCAGAGAGAACATCGCGGTACTCGCCTAACTCATCAGGCTCTGCTTCAAACTCATCGCCTTGATAGTCGCTTGTAGTCACTGGAATCTCTGTGCCCCACCACTGATCAACCATGGATTGAAGGATTGGCTGCCAGTGGTTCTTAGCATCGATACCAACAATTTCCCCATACACATCAACTTCACCATCTGTTGCACCTGGGCGATCAAGATGGATGCGACCTGGGATGTACGGCGCTGTTGTTGTGCGATAGGTATTGACCATGTAGTTCTTGATTAATTCCCGTAACTCGGGGTCATTGAGTGCCATGTCAGTGTGAAACGCATGTGCGGGCATCACATATAGCTTCTGCTCACTGGGGATGTAGAAGAAGGGATAGCCACCACCATGGAACTTGTACTCTCTAGGCTCAATCAACACAAGCTCTTGTGCGGTCTTTACAGCCCCTGTGACGCGCTTCATGACCTCTCTAGCCCGTTTGGACGGAGAGGCCGTCAGGAAGCCTCCTGAGCGGCCCTGGGCGTATGGTACAGGTTCGTGGTACTGATCATGTGTGGGATCGATGACTTCACCCTCAGCCGTTTGAAGCCACCAATGTACTACACCGTCAGGCATACGTAGGCGCATAGGCTTTAGACCTGACTCAGGCCCACCAGCTAAGTGATAAATAGCCTCTGCGGCGACATAACAGTGGCCAGTAGGGAACGGAGACTCCCTGAACTCTGGCTTGAGCAATTCCGGTGTTAGATTAGCTCTTACATCCTCAACGAGAGCATCGTACACTCGTGCCGCTAGCTTGCTAATCTGTCTCTTCATGTGTCTCTGCTTCATGCTGCGCCTTAAGCCATCCATGTACGTTGTCGAGCGACCTAAGCAGGTGCCTTAGCTCTTGGCCAGCATAGATTGATCCTTCTGATTCGTAGAATTCGCCCACAGCCACGTACTCAACACTGCCCCTACGTCGCTGCTCTGCTTCCTTCGCAAACTTGAAGCCATCGTAAGCAGTTTCGAAAAACTCCTGCACGCCGTCATCTAGTTCGACCAGGACAAACACGATGCTGCCGCTCATGTGCCCTCAATCCTTAGTAAACCACTCACCTATTAGGCAGCAGAAGGACGCCAAATGGAAGGGCCACCTTTCGGTGGCCCACCTGTGGCTATGGCGTTCTGGTGTTTGGTGTTACTCTTCAGGCTGAGGACTCGGCAGCTTGCCGGTCTTCTGCATCGTGTAAATCTCTTGTGCTGTGATGTCGCGCACGTAGAAGTAATCGTTGTCTGTGATTGCCTGATAGTAGGCATAACTGGGCTTAAAGTACATCTTCTGCTCGTCAGCCTTAATCAGGTTCTCTTCCTTAGGCTCGCCCGTCTCTTCATCGACTGGCAGGTATTGCGCGATGAAGAACTGGGGCTTCTCGTCTGCACGAATCTGTTGTGTCGTGTCGTGATGCGGCCCACCAAACAGGTGGACGGGAATCAACTCGGGTGGTGCAGGCGGCTTAGGGAGTAGGGCGTTCACAAGCCTGGGCAGCCCATACACTGCTGCGATCAGCAAACCCAATACCGCGTAAAGGTGCCATGACATATCCATCATCCCCTCTTTTACTATTGATTAAGTGGTCGTTAGAAGGACAAATGAAGTTAGCAGCCACAAGACTAAAGCCATGACGAACAAGAGCCTCCACATCTTAGATCGCTGCTCTTCAAACTTGAGTTGGGTAAAGTGGGTGGCACATTCTGCCCTCAACACTTCCGCATCCAGCTTAGCACGCGCGGCTTCTTTGGCCTTGGCCTGAGCGAACTGATGCGCGGCTCCTACAGCATTGCGCGCCGTCTCAATCTCAGCCTCCACCTTGGGCATGATTTCTTCTCTGGGCGCTAGCTCAGGGTCTAGCTCGCCCTCGTCGTCCCTATTCTTGATCATCGGCGGGTGGGGGCGGCTCAATCATTCCACCATGGATGGGGCCAAGTGTAGGATCGACAGGCTGTGAAGTCTGGGCAGCAGCGGCGCTCAGCACACGCTGCATGACCTGAACAGCCATAACCTTGGCGATCCAATGCACGAATGCGACGATAGCTCGCTCAATGAGCAGGAATGCCAATCCAACATAGAAGTACCAGCCCGTCTGCCCTGTTGCTACTAGGTAGAACAACATGCCGCTCACGATCAGCGTGAGCGGATACAGTGTCTCGCTGATCCTACCTGGACTTAAGCTCTTGGGTAGCTTTATCGTCATAGATGCTCCTATCTTATCACGAGTTGAGTAGAATGTCAATGTTGCGCACGGAGTAGTAGTTGCCGAACTCGCGAGCAAGAATCCACTGATCGTCACGCAGATTAAGGTTCGCGATGGCCTGCAAGAATGCGCCATAGGTGAAGTCTTCGTCCTCGTCACCCTCAATGAGGAACGTGCCTGTAGTCGCAATGATGAAGTTGTCCGCGAACTTGTCGGCCAGCGCATTATGCTGATTCCACCATTCGTCCATGACATCCTGCGGTTCCACTGGCTCAGGGGGCGTGTATTGGCGGCCCGTGTAAGGAATAGTGGCGGCCTTGAAACGATACATGGTGCTGGTGGCTGTAACCTGGATCGGCTCCCATAGCGCCTTGTAAGCCTCGATCATCTCTGCGGCTGTTAGGGACATTGTTGCGCTGGCCGTGCTAAGGCCAATCCCCTCAAGGTGTCTGATCTTGATGTCATACTGATCAGAGGAAAGCAGAACAGCCCCGCTCAGAAGAGCGGAGCTACTCGGCTTCAGTCCGTACATCACGTAGGGGTTACTCAAAGAACCTCTGCCTTGGTGGGGCGGCTGAAGAAGCCGAAGTGATCCTCCTTGGCCTCCACCTTGGCGGTGAAGCGAACCTTGACATCCTTGCCCTCAAGGACTGCGAACTCGATGTTGCTCGGCACCGTGCCGTAGACGCGGTTGCCATCGAGCGTGCGCACCGTCATCTTGAGCGTGTCGCCGTAATCGCTCGACTGAAGCTTGGTGTTGAGGACGTAGCCCTCGATCACCTGGCGACCATCCTGAAGCAGCGGCGCGTTCTCAAGCAGCTTGGCCTCTTCGATGCGGCGTGCGATGAACTTCTCGCGGCCATCCTTGAAGCGGCGCAGGCCGTCCATCTGCCACTCGGCGGGCGATCCGTAAGTCTCGATGCCCCATTTGATGCGGGCGATGTAGCCGTTCGGCTCATCGTCCAAGTCCCACTCGTCCACGAAGTTGGCAAGGTCGGGGTGGTTGGTGACGAACTCGGCGTGACGATCCAGCTTCTGCTGGTTCCACTGCTCCTGACGGCGCTCGTTCGCGGCCTGGCGCTTGAGCAGATTCATCTCGTGGTCGATGCGGTTGTCCGTCATCTCAAGGATGCCTGCGCAGATGTAACCGAAGGTGACGACATCACCAGTCGGCAGGTAGCGGAAGAGAACCTCCCAGACGATGGCCTTGCCACAGTGATGGCAGGTGCCACCAGGGCCAGCAAGCTTCTGTCCAGGCTTGATGACAGCCTTGCGATGCTGGAAGACCTTGATGTACTCGTAGTCGCCAGGGTTGATCGCGGACGGGCGATGCACGTCAACGCGGGTGCCCTTCTCGTCATGCGTGTACTCTGTGATGCTCATTTCCGATCCCCTTTCGTTGCTCATAGACTAAGTATATCAGTTTATGAGGGGGAGCGCAAGTCCCCTTGCGCATCTTCGTAGCCCATCAGGTACGCCTCTTGGTTTCTTGGGTGTACGTAGAAGCTCTTAGAAGGTTGCCCCTTCTTTGCTGCCTCCCAACCTTGCAAGTAAGCTGCGGTCAGGAATTCGGCATCACATACACCACCCGAACCCATGTTCTGGGTTGGGTCATCACGCCAAGATGCAAGCTTGCTGTAGTCCGCCATGGTTCTTTCATCATCATGCGGCCTATTTCTCATGACTTATGAAACCTGAAATCAGGTAGTTCTTCTGCCGAGAACACGATGTCACGAAGATTGCTATCGTGTTGCTTCCACACATCTTTTAGAGCTTGCCATCTGTCATTTGCCTGCTCATCCTTAAGTTCTCTCGATCCAACACCATCCTTATATCCCATTTCATATTCCGGGCCACCGTAAGTACCACGAGCTAGTTCCTGGTAGCCATGCCAATAGCCAAGCTCGTAGAGGCTGCCTATTGAGTTGGTCATCCTAAGGGGCACTCCTTAGTGTGGGCTGTAGAGTAGCCCGTGTTTGAACACGTACACGTCTTGATGTCTTGAACAGTGGTAGACTCAGGCTTCTCGATGACGGCTAATGCAGCTTCGGCTATTCGTCTGCTGTACCAACCGTCTGATTCGCCATAGCCTGGATTGAGAGACTCAATAGCTGCTTCGATTTGATCTAGGATTCTATCCCGTTCGCTCATAGCTCTAGCTCCACTGGTGCGTTGACAGGCTTGTATTCCTCGTTGACGTGTGCTGCATTGACCATGAGAGTAGGGCCAACGTAGGAGCCATACCCGTTATGGATGTGCCCGAAGACATGCAACTTCAAGTTCGGCCACTCGTCGTTCTCAAGCTGATAGGTAAGCGAAGTCGAACCCACATGTGGATCACGGTCGTGCGCATAGTGATCAGGCACACGGTCACCATAGCCGTAAGCTGGCCCGTGTGTGATGAGGATGTCGATGTCACGAGGGATGTTCATCCACTCGGCAACAAGCTCTTCCTCCCACTTCATGAAAGCCCAATTGCCGAACATGTTGGATAGCGGCGACCCCCAAATAGTTAGAGGGTTCTCGTCATCATGGAATTGGCCCAGAGTCACCGATTCGTTGTTAAGGTAAACCCATGGTAGCTCGGAGCCGATCTTCTTGCTATCCTCAAGCACGAAGTCGTGGTTACCTCCCACACCAACGATGGCTCGTGCGGGTGCGTTCATCAGCCACTGCGAGAAATCGTTACGCAACCAGTCAGCCTGGAACTTGCGCTCGTGATTCCATACGGGTGTGACATCCCCAGCAATCAGTAGAAGATCACACTCAGGAATCTCAGGCAGGTTGCCGTGCAGATCGCTGATAGCTACAACGTGAGTCATAATTACAGTGTAGCACGAGGACGGCGCAAGTACCAGTCGAACAACTTGTTTAGAATCAATACAAACAACATGCCAGCAATAAACGCGAACCAACGTCCGCCCTCGTAAAGGAACCAAGAAAGAAGAAGTCCGTCTAAGAAGATATAAAAGATGTCTCGCTTACTCATGCGTATGCTCCTATCGTAATGCCTAGGTCGTCCTTCACCTGTTGAATGCGCTGCTCAACAGGGCCAGACAGAATGTGGTAGTCGATACCCCAGTGCTGCAACGTAGCTTCGTTGACCCTCTGGAAGTTCTTGGACTTGTCGCCCTTCAGTTCTCTGTAGCCATCTTGCACCCAATCGAAATCGTTAGAGCAGAGGAACCACTTGTACTCACCTATGGTTTGACGAGCCAACTCGATTAGCCGTGTATCCGCAGCGCCATAGTACATCTCGCTCCATAGCATGGTCGTCCATGCATTGGTGTCGCAGAACAGGAAGCGATTGGCGTGAAGCTGCGCCGCCTGCTCCTGCATGTACTGCGTCTGACCCACGTGGAGCAAGTCATGGAAGCTGGGCTTCACACCTTGCTCGTCACGCTCAATCCACAGAGAGCGTCCGTACTCTTCAGTGTACAGTGTTTTTAGCTCTTCGGCCATTGCCTTGGCGAGAGTTGACTTCCCAGTACTCTCAGTGCCCACGAAGACCACCTTTTGTACTAGATCACGGTAAACGAGAGGATCGACATAGGCACGATTTTCGTACATGCTCTGTCGGAACTTGGTGCCGCTCATCGGCACAAGCTCACGAGCAGCATCCACCATCACATGTTCTGCGCCCAGAGCTTCAGCGAACGGCTTACCGTACTCTTCGCTGCTGAACACGTGAGTGAATGGGCCAAGGTACGCTAGCTGATCGGCGTAATGCTGCGCATACTTGGGGTGGTCATGGTCTTCGTGCGTGCCACCAAGTGTATCCTCTTGCGTCACGATGTTGTGGATGCCAGGGTAAAGCTCGGCAACCCAACGCGCCCTCTTCTCGACAGGCATCATCTCGTTCGCCCAGCGCTCGGGAACCTCAGAGTCGTACACTACCACTGTAAGCTCATCAGAGCGCGCTAGAGCCGTCTCGATGAGCAATTGATGCCCACGGTGCAGGGGCATGAACTTACCTACTACGAGTCCTCTACGCATGTTCTTCCTTAGAATTGTGGGGTAGGATAACGCAATCTACAAAGAATGGTGCCTCACGCGCCCATTCAGCGATCATCCGTTCTGCTTCCTCGCGCGTAAGGCCACCTTTCTCAGAACAACGCTCATTGTTGTTCCTGGTATCCGTCCAATAAACATCGTAGAGCTTATCGATCATCCTGAGTATCCTCCCCTCTCACCTTCATAACGTTGAACCTTATGAACCTCTGCCTTGTGTGTATGTTCCTTGGCCGTCTCGTCGGGGCATAGGTCTACGAGGTATCGAACCGCCATAGCAGCAACTTGTACTGCCTCGCTAACGCCACGGTGAGTTGTGCCCTGGCTGGCCTTAATCTCAGCCCATAGCTCATCAATCTCTTCAAGCAGGATTGCATAACCGTGATGAGGGTCATGCATCGGGCTAGGGTGATTCTCTTGCGCTCTCTCTAGCTCATCATGAACTAGCTTAAGTGCCGTCGATAGTTTCACTTTCTCCCCCTTCGAAAAACCAATCAGGCATCTGGTCGATTGAAGATTTGGCGTCCTCTATAGTGGTGTGCCAGTCACCAAGGTTGCCACCCTTGAGCCAGTAGTTTCGCTGTTTGGTTGCTTCGGCGCGAGCCAGAGCCTCTTGCTCTGGGCTACCATATTCATCTCCGAACTCTTTGGCCTCAATGACATTGCGAAGCAAGATTTCAGCAACTGTCGCGCAATCCTCATCTGAAAGACCATAGCTAGTGTGCGCAGCACCATGAAGATTGTACATGGACTCGCCCCACTCGTCGCCACCCCAAGCCTCGATCCATGGCTCGCAGATGTTGCGGACTGACTCGATGGCTGCATAGCTCGCCACGATCTTTTCGCTCATTCGAAATCACTCCCAATACTGTATGCCAACCCGCCTATTAGCAGGACAGAGAAAACAACAAATACATGAGTGCCATAGCCATTGTCACCCAAGACGAGCAGAAGTTTAATTGATCCTACAATCGCAGCAATGGGCAGAAGAATGATAACCATAATGCCTAGCCCACGGCCTAATCTAATCAGATGCCGCATCATCGTTCCTCGATCCTGATCTTGCCACACTCGCACTTGAATACAAGAACAACGATGTCACGCGCAACCTCTGCGTTGCCCATCTTGAAACTGGTAACTGCACGGCCGCTGTTTAGCAGCTTCGTAAATGCTGACTCAATTACTGTCTTGTCGATTAGATTCCAGTTGTGCTTATGCATCCTTACCGCCCGCTAGCCTACGACCGAGGTTGTAGCACCAACGCCACAGACGGTATTCCCAACTGTTATGCATCATAGCGAGCCTCGATTCTAAATGTTGTGTTGTCTTCCAAGTAAAGCACTACCCACTCTGCGTTCTCGTCAAGCTCGGCACTGGTGATCACCTTGTCAGCAATTGCCACTACGCCTGGAAGCGAATCTGCCGTAATGGGATATCCTCGCTGCTCTAAACGAGTAACGAACTCTCCTACGCGAAGCCCATCCTCAACGGGGAGAAGATTAGAACCCATCGCTTCCATTATAGCACTTCCTCCATTGCGCGTGCAAGCTCTAGCGCTCGCTCAATCAATGGCCACAGAGTTTCAGGGTCAATGCCATCACGCTTGAACTCGTTGTCAGGCTCTTGGCCTGTGGGCACGAGGACACGAGGACGACCATACTCCTGTGGCGCATCGATCTTCTCCATGATCGTAGCTGTCAGTCCTCGATGATCAGTTTGGTGAAGCTCCCATGCTGGGAACTCGTACTCGACGCCAGCCGGAAGCACAAAGCGTTCTGCTACCTTGAGAGCCACCGTGCCCTCATCCGGTACGAGGATTGTGTTCTGTGTGCCCTCTTCCTGCTGCGCTCGGAAGATACGATGAGTGTCACCCTCAATAGGCTCAAGCACTTCATGGATCAGCGTGCCTGCGATGACCCTGGACTTAAGGGCGAAGACGTGATCGTGTACAGGTGTAGCCACAGTCTGTCGCGGGATGCTCTCATCCCACACATGCAGGCGACGAGTGCCCTCATCGTTCAGGTCAAGCTGAATAAAGCCATTGCCATGAACGCGCGGCTTCTTGCCTGTAGCTTTCAAGTCTTGGACTCTCATGACTCGCCCCACTCGACCAGCCTGCGAATCTCGCGCAGTCTCTCTTGAAGAGCAAGCGCATCAACAGCAGTGACACGGTGCGGATAGTGGCTCACCGCAGCATGATGACCAGTCTGCTGGCCGAAGAGCGTCAGTTCAAGAATCTTCTTCTCAGTTTCCTTTGTCATTCTTATACCTTTCTGCGGTCAGTCGATGTAGGACAGGTTCGGCTTGGGCGCAAAGGATTTCGCACCCACCCCATTCATTGTGAAGCATGTTGAGCAGCCAAGTCGATTCCTCGATTAGCTGCTCGACTTCTTCTTTAGTTAGGTCTGACACTTCGCTCCCCATCAAGAACTCGCTTAGCCATATCTTGCGCCTGACCATCCGATACACCATCACGAATCTGGCTTAACACATAGTGATACTGCGATAGGTTAATCATGCACTCGTTGAAGTGTTCGGCGGTCATTACAGCACGACGCCCGCACTTGCGACACGATTTAGAAGAGAACATGTTGGGCACGCAATCACACGTGCCCAACACATTCTCGTATTCTTTATGCATACTGTGCGCCACCAACTAGTTCCACTTCTCCGCTCTCGACAGCTTCCTTCTGATCCTTCCACCACTTGTAGATTCCGAAGAAGCACAATGTCTGGAAGAGGATAGTCAAGAGTGCAGGCCCGTTGAAGTACGTGCCCGTGTTGTGTACGAAGAGCGGGAAGAACAGGAAGTTGGTCGCTGTCCATCCCAACCAGTTGGTGCGGTACTTGAATGCGTCCATCCAGAATGCTACGATGCTGATCAGCACTCCGCTGAACTCCACCCACCACCAACCAGTGAATGCGTAGCCCTCCAAGCCTCGGAAAGCGTACACTGCATACGCCAGGATGCCAAGGCCCAACACCGTGCCGATGTTGTCCTTGATCTTCTCTGCGCTATAGCCGATGCGGTTATGTGTCGTTGCCCATACTGTCAACCCGTAGAGACTGAACAGAATGTACATGATCTGTAGGCCAGCGAGCATCGGCAAGTCCCACTGATACCAGAACATGTAGAACCACAGGATCGCGTTGACAATACTCCACGCCCAGTAGCCCTGCGTCTTGAAGACCAAGCAGGCAATACCGATAGCAGCAGCTACGCCGCCAGCCCACTCAGTGAGAAACTCTAGTCCGCCCATCTGATATCCGACGAATGCGAATACCGCGAACAGCGCTGCAACCACAACGTTGAACTTCACACTGTGGAACAGTCCTTCTAACTTGTCGAACATGGTACTCTCCCTTGTTGTTTTGTTTTTGGTTAGGCGATCAGGAACCCTAACCTCTTCACTAATTAATGTACCAGATGTCACGAGTTTTGTCAACCCTACCACCATTTTCCTATGACGAAGAGGACAAGGCCGAAACAGATAGGTAGGCCCAGTATCAGAACAACATCAGGCCAAGTCATAGCTGCGTCAGCTTGATGTGCAAGTAAACTAAACATTGCGTCCTTTCATGCGGGTAGCGTGAACCAGTAGTCTCTGCTTGAACCAGCTTTCTTGACGAGCCTGGGGAACCAACCAGCTTCCCTGTACTCTCTAACCAAATGTTGGCCAATAGCGACATCATTTGCGGGGATAGCAATCTTGATTTCAGACTTGGTGTCCCAGACCATTAGCTGCGCCTCGATCTGCCGCACGTAGCGTTCTGAGTCTGACTCTAAATTGATCTTGGCCATCATGATGGCCTCGTTCTTAGGAGTGATAGCCATTAGAGTGTGAAAATGATATAGAGGCAGAAGACAATAACAGCCAAATAAGCAGCCACACCGATCCCCACGATGATGTTCTCATACGCTGAAGGCTTGTTGTATTCCTCTAGCTCTTCTGGGTCGGCCTTGCGCAGCTTTCTGGTTGTCATTTCCTCTTCCTCCTAATCCGTCTTGATTTCTAGCCATGAGGATGCGCCACCCTGTTCTAGCGAGACGCTCTTGGGCAACAAAAACCACTTGCCGTCCGGTGACTCAATCAGCACTTCAAGTTCAGTCGGCCACTCGCGGAGCAACCTGATTAACTCGTTAGCTGTCACTGCGACGCCTCGCATACCACATGATAGTGAAGGGCAGTCCAGCGCTATAGATTATCGTCTTACGCTGAACATCTAGCGCCCAGCGTTTAGCCCCTCCCTCTGTCCAAAAGAGATGCTTGCCAGCACATACGCCCTGCTCAGAGGGCATGCCCTCAACGTGAAACTGCACGTCATACACTGCTTCCCACTTACGCTTGAACATTTTTCTCCTTGTGACAGTTGCAGGCACACGCCTGGATTCCCTGAACGCCAGTCATGACGCTACTTAACAGAACCACGTTGTTGCATTTCTCGTGCTGTTCTTTCTTGCAGACCCATGTTTTCTTCTTAGCCATTTTGATCACTCACTTCGAATGTGTGCGGCAGAGATTATCGCATCTGCCTGAATTTTCGCTACTTCCCTAGCCGTCTCAGCTTCCATTTGCTTACCCTTGAGGTAGATATCCTCAAGGCGAGCGAGTATCCCTGCTGCCAGCCGCTCGACCTGTGATGCCATCATAGCAGTTATTCCTTTGGTTAGGGTGCCAGTAGTTGAGCAGCGGTGATGCGAGCTTCTGCCTCGTGATGTCTGGCCTCAGCTTCAATCTCGGCTGCTCTAATCAACGCCTCGGCCTCTAGCTTCTTGCCCTCGACATAGCCTTGGGTCAAAGGAAGCACTAAATTGAGTCTAGCATGATCGATTACCTTTTTGACATCGTACACACTGAATGCCATGCGATCCCCTTAGGAAGCCCCTGGTGCAGCCATAGCCACACCAGGGGCGGTTGTCGTTACGGAGTTACTACCGTCTTGCCGTTGAGTCCCTGAACAAGCGTGCTGTCTTCGGGAACAATCAACTGTACCTGCGGATTGAGCTTGTTGATCGACTCAAGAGTAAGGACGCTCGGGTTGTTGCGAAGCGCCTGACCCTTAACGCGCGTTGCGTATGCGTCAGCCTGAGCCTTGAGCTTGATCGCATCAGCTTCACCGATTGCACGTGCGCGGTTAGCATCAGCTTCACCCTTAGCAGCAGCAGCCACCTGGCGAGCCTCGGCCTCCTTGATGGCAACCTGGGCCTCGGCACGCTGTGCCTGCTGACCAGCTACAACCGTTTCCTCGATAGCCTTGCTTAGCTCTCGCGTCGGGCTAAACTGAGGAATGCTTACCTGATTGATCAGGATACCGAGGACTTCCATCTCGCGCTCAAGAGACTCTACGATCTTGGTACGAATCTCACCACGCTTGCCTGCTACCTCGGTTGCCTTGTACTGCGACGTGACTTCCTTCGTTAGCTGGGGAACTGCCGGATCGAGCAAGCGCTCGACATACTCGCCACCTGTCTCCTTGTACAGTTCAACGGCCTTGGTGCGGTCGAGCGAATAGTCCACGACCAACTCGATGAAGATCGGCTGTGAGTCCTTCGACACAGCAGAACCGATCAGGTTCTCGCCGCTGTTGGTCATGTTGTACTTACGAACCTCGCGCTTGACCGAAACCTCGTGCAGGTTCTGCCAAGGCATGGTGGTCACGAAACCGTCGCCAGTCGTATCGACTACCTCACCGAACTGCTTGACAATGCCGATGTGGCCGTTGTCCACAGTGTGGAAGGACTTGAATGCACCGAACAACAGAATCAGCGCGACCGGGACTACGATTCCGCCGATACGCACCATGCGGCGCACGGGATTCGGAGTCTCAGTGATCGGCCCACCAAAACGATCCTTCGTCACGAGTGTCGCTGGCACCAATTTCGATGCCCAAACTGACGACACTGCGACCAACAGCAGGATCACTGACAAAAAGATAAAGCCCACTTCACTTTCCTTTCATTGATGTTGCATTACAGGTCACTGTACAGCATAACAGGCTGCTCAGTTCTTGTCAACTCTGCTGCGCCTAACCTCTTCATGCGCGGCCTTAATCTCTACTTCGCCATTGAAGTGTTGTCCGTACAGCTTCTCGGCCAATGCGGAAAATAGCTCTTCCTCGTCGCCAGCTAGCTCAGCGGCAAAGTTGTCAACGGCGTGAACGATCATCTCCCACTCTGTGTTAGTAACTCTCACGCTCATCCTCGTCATCCACCGGGCGCACCAACACAATGCTCGCGGGGTTGATCCGCCATCCGTACTCATCGGTGAGCCAGATAGAGCCAAGATGAATTTCGTGCAGCAAGTCCTCTAGCTGGAAATCGCTCTCCACGTCATTGCACGAGATATTGTTGGCCAACCTAAGATCGTATTTCATTCTTCCTCCAACAGAACGTCTAGTTCGTCAACACGGTCTGCTTCTTCAGGAAAGTCAGTCTTGAACCATTCCTTGAAGTCGTCCAGGTCTTCTTGTGTTAGGTTGTCAGCCATTACTCTTCTCCCTCGCACGGAATCCGGTCGCAGTAACCTCATAGCCAACAGACTCAAGCCACTCCCGATGACGCTCGGCCCACTCCTGAAGAGACTCGTCAGACTTAGCTGTCTCAAGCATCTTCTGCGAAATCTCAGCTACGCTGATCATGATGGCCACGGTTCCTCAGGCGTAGATGACTGTACCTCAATCTCGATGGCCTCCGGGAAGCGCTCACGCGCAAACGCGATTGCCTCTTCCTCAGTGGCTCGTGTCACATTAAGGTACACAACCTCGTCCTGCAACTGAATCTCTACGTCAATGTGAAACATCACACGTCCTCCCTAAAGCGAAGAGCTACGGGAAACCTCGGCAGTCCGTCTGCACTGAGATTTTGATACTTGACCGTAAGCTGACGGCCAATCCACGGCTCGGGGTTGTCGAAGTAAGTCTTCAAGTCATCGAGAGCGCCCATCATCTTGACGCGGAACGTCTTGCCGTCACCAGCATCGCAGACGAACATGGCCTTGCCTGCCATCTTGCCCTTGCCCTCTTCGATGGCCACGACTTCATACTCGGAGTCCATGAACGTCTTGACCTTCTGTAGGTCGGCAGATCGCCCGTGCTTGTACTTGCCATTATAATTGCGCACCATCAGACCCTCAAAGCCGTTGTTCATGTAGATACTGAAGACGGTCATCATGTCCTCTTCGTTGAGAACATTATTGGTGGCTACGACAGACACGCCGCTGCCGTTGTGCGATGCAGCGATCTTGTCGCCAAGAAGCTCAAGATTCTGCACACGATGCGAGAACGGCTTGCCCTCTTCTACGATGTCGTAGACCCAATACTGGACAACCTCATGACCGGGCTTCGGCGTAGCCTGACGAATGAAGCTCGTAAGCTCTTCGAAGCGATCCTTGTAGTCGTGATTGTAAAGCTCGCCATCCAGCACAATCGGAACGGGCAGATCGCCAAGCAGGCGCTCAAGCTGACGTGCGATGTGTGGCACACCCGTGATGGGCTTGCGGGTGCGCGACCAGAGCGTACACTTGCCGTCCTGAATGATGGCAATGCAGCGGTGGCCGTCGAGCTTCGGCTGAACATAGGCCGGGAATGTAATCTTGGCTCCATCCTTGTCGTAGCTCTTGGCGAGCATCGGGTCGATGCCACCCGTGATGAAGTTCGTGTCTACGATGCCAGCCTGTGCGTCCTCGATGTTCTGGACATAGCTCTTCTTGGACTTCTTCTCCCACTGCGACTGTGCCTCAAGCACAGCCTGCTCAAAGGGAGTCGTCTCGTTGGACTTGCCGATGTTCTTGCCCTCGCGGATTACCTCGACGGCCGTCTGCATCTTGCCGTCCTTAAGCCCATAGACAGTGACAATCTCGGCAGGCTCGCCATGAAAAGCTGCGCCGTGCTTCTGCACGAAGATCATCCACTGCTGAATCTTGCCAGTGGACGTGCGCTTGTAGAGCATCGGGAAATGCTTGGAACCCTGCATCTCATCTGTGATCACATTTTCCTCCATAGACTAAGTATAGCAGATTATCGTTCGTAGCGTGCAGCGAATCCATTGTTAGCTGCTGTCTCCCAAATGAAGACGCGCAGAACCTTCTTGCCCTCGCGGAAACGCAGCAGCCAGGCTTCCTTGCCTGCTAGCTCCGACCTAACCGGCTTACCGATCAACTTCAGGTTAGCCAGCTTCTGGCTCTCATTGTGACCGTACCACGCCTCAAGCTTCTCGGCGGCTCTCTGCCCAACCTGCTTCTGATCGTAGCCAGCGTGGTCGTTCTCCTTCATCCAGTACATGGACAGGGCGAAGGTAACGATTAGAGCTACAAGGAAGGCCCAGAAAGAAATCCAGCCAACGAGACTCCACAGTTCCTTGCGCTGCTGCTTTCGATGAAAGTCTAGCTCTCTCTGAATTCGGTTCTCTTCTACCTCGCGCTCATACCTCTCGTTCTCTAGGCGATTCGCAAGCTCGCCCTTGCGCGCATCAGTGACGAACTGAACAAGCTCAGTTGCCTCTTTCTCTGCTTCCTCACGAGTGTTGCGCTGCATAGAGAGATACTCGACTGCCGCAGTCCACAACTCATGCGGATTGTCGATGATGTCTACTTCGAAGTTCATGTTAGCCCTTCCACCAGAGCGATAGCAGGAGGGCCGCGCAAATCACATAAGCAACAGCGACGAGAGCGCATGCAATCAGCGCGCCGCCAATGCTCGTGATGCCACCCAGAGCATACAAAGCAAGGCCAGCGTAGAACACGCCCATAAGCAAAATGAAAATCACAATCAGCGGCTTTCTTAGCCTATCCAAAGTAACGCCTCCAATGCTTGTCGTGCTTCCAGTTAAACTTGCGCTGGAATTCAAACATGGCTTCGAAGCCGCCACGCTCAAGTGCCCTAAGTGAGTTACGATTGAAGCGCCACATCTCTAGGTCGGCGCGGAGTCCGGCGCGATTCCTCTTGGCAGATGTACCGGGGTACGGCTCCATGCTGCGAATCACCATATCTCTGTACGACTCATCCATGACCATCATAGCCTTGGCAGACTCGCGCTCTCTTCGACTAAGCATCAAAAATCTCACGGCATGCTCGCGCCCTTTTCGATTAAGCTTCAAGAACCTCACGCGCCCTTTCGTATCGCTCACGAAGGAACTCAGCTTCCTCGGGATCGAGGGCCGACTGGTCTTCAACATTGTCATCGATGTCAGCCAGCTTCACCGCGATGGCGTAGAGTGAGGTTTCGCTCAGACCGTCGCCCTTGATGCGAAGAATGAAGTCCTTGTACTTCTCGCCGGGGCGCTTGGTTACACGGTCGATTACCGCCAGCACACCCTCAGAAAAGCCAAGCTCACGAAGATCGTCAAGTGTGACATCGGTATCCTCAACCACGTCATGTAGAAATGCGCCGATCTGACACGTCATCTGCCAAGGGCTGCCCGACTGTGTGTTCTTGGTGACCCTCAGAGCCACCCTAACGGGATGCGCGATATACGGCGTTCCATCCTTGCGCTTCTGATGCGCGTGCGCTCTAGCGGCCACCTGGGGCGCTAGGAGAAGCTGCTGTTCAAGAGTTAGCTGCATACCTAAATTATATCAGACTTTACGGGCCGCTGCAAGGCAATGAGCCAGTATGTCATAGTATGCTCTTCTTTGCACTCTTCACATTGATAGCGCCACTCGGCATCATAATCAGTACGTGACTCTACGAGACGTGTACGTCGAAGGATTTTGTGCTTGCATTTCGAATTAGGTTTCATGATCTTCTCTCTATATCTCCGGTTGCATCGTCATAACCCATAAGCCACCATTCCTTTTCTGTGCCTCTCAAGCCTGTACTACGGGGCGAATCACGCAGCTTCGACAGATACCCTCCTATATACCAATCTTGACCTGAGCGAGGTTGCATCTGTTCCGCCCAGCGCATCTCCCACTCCTGTTTGATTCTTAATCTCATCCACTCATCCATAGGTCAAATCCCAATGCGCGTCGTTCCAACCTTCAAGCCAGAACTGTACGGCCTCGTCATCATCCCCTAGATGCTGTTCGTTGCTGTCGCCTCGCATACGTGAGTAATAGCCGCCCAGGTACCAGCGATCAGGGGACATTGTTGAGGCTACTAGCCACCATGCTTCACCGTATTGCTCAATTTGCTCTTGCGTTCCTGGCAGAAAAGCAGTCAACTTAGGTCACCTTCCGCATCATCGTAACCCATGTGCCAATACTTGGTACGCTCCGCGTCGGCAAAATTGCCATATTCTCTTGGGCTACGACGCACCCCATGCCAGTACCCTGCAACATACCACCACTCGCTAGGTACGTCACTGTCACGGTGCTGCCTAACAAGCTGTGCCCACCATGCTTCAAAGTGGGCCAACGTATCTTCTTCAGAGGGTGTATTCATCTAGCATCGCCCAGCGGCCGATGTTCTTAGAGGCAGGATACCCGTGCGTGCGATCCGGCGAGAGCAGCCACAGCCACGCCTCGGCCTCCTTGCCCTGGGGCGCATTGGTGAAGCTCGCCTGACCGTCAGTGATGACGACGACTGCCGTGGGGTACTGACCGTTAAGCTCCGGGCGAACCTCCTTCTCAATGAAGTCAGCGATAGCGTTGAAGTCTGTGCCGCCGTTGCCGCCACCAAGCGGATTCTCGATGTCGTGCTTCTTCCACGTGGTGGTGAAGGTGCAGGCCAGAACCTTGATGCGCTCTTGCGGAATGCTCTTAGCGAGCGAAGCGAACTTGTCTGCATCCTCAGGGCCACACGAACCAGAGTAGTCCAGCGCAAGGACGATGCTCTTCTTCTCCTTGCTGCGCTTCTCCTGGTGACGTGACGTGCCGTAGACAGGCAGGTTGACATCGCGGAACGCTCCCAGCTTGCGCGGGCGCTTATGCCACTCTGCGCGCGGCGGCGGGCCGACACCCGGCTCCTTGAAGATCATCGGGTCAACTTCCTTGAGCAGCTTCGCCCAGGCCATGCTCAGGCCGTGCTTCTCCTGGAACTCGCGGATGTTGCCCTCTTCTGATCCTGCGCGCATGGAGTTGGCGAGAGCCTTTTGTGCGTCCGTCTCTCCGTTGGCCTCTTCCTGCATCTTGTCGCGCACGTCCTGGGGCAGCTTGCCCTGCTTGTCGATGTCGTCGTTGAGCTTGTCGATAGCCTCAGCCATCTTCTCAGCCCAGTCGGGATCGAGCATCCAGTCATGGTTGTCGATGGCGTTGCCGCCACGTCCGTCGCCAGGATCGCCAGGGATGCCAGAACCCATACCCTGGCCTTTGCCGGAACCCTTGCAGTCCGGGCACGGCTCGCCCTTGCCATCTTCGCCGTGGGCCTTGCCAGCGCCACCCTTAGCGTTCTCGCCCTCCTGCTCGGAGTCGCCCTCGCCCTCGCCCTCAGAGTCGCCATCATCCTGGCCCTCGCCCTCGTCACCCTTCTCGTCTCCCTCGCCCTTGTCGCCCTCGTCCTTCTTCTCGTCCTCGGGCTTGTCCTCAGGCTTCTGGCCAGTGCCACCACACGTGCTGCACTCGCCCTGATCCTGCTTCTGCTCCGGGAGCATATCGTAGACATCGGTGACCGTGAGGTACGCGGCGTTCTGACCGATGACATCCTGGCCGTAAATGCCGATAACCTCGCCGTCAACCTCAAGCGGCGAGAAGCCGTTGTTGACGAGGTAGTCGTTGATCACCGCGTCAGCGGCAATGTTGAACTTGGCTGCGGCCTGCTTGTTCTCAAGCAGTTCCTTGATTTCATCCTTCGTCAGGCGCTCACGGTTGCTGACCATCTCAGCAAGCTTCTTGAGGCGCTTGCGATCAATGAAGTTCTCGACCAGCTTCAGGTGGTTGAGAACGATGTGGAATGCCTCGTGCGCCAGCACGAACGCCATATCCTTAGTCGTAAGCTGAGAAGCGAAGCGCGGCGCGAACATGAAATCGAAATCCCACTTGCTGCCGTCCTTGCTGTTCTCGGCCTCCTGCATCGCAACACAGGCGGTCTGAACCGCCTCGTCCCACATCGGTCGCCCGATGTGCAGAACGTGCGTGAGGAAGTAGGCGTAGTGATCGTCAAGATACTCGATAGCAGCGCTGTAATGCCTAGCAAGCTGCTTCGTGTTCATCTTGTCGTCAACGTGAGAAGTCTTTGGGGCCATAAGAACAGTATATCCTATCTGGTCAGGGATGTCAAGGCGGGGAGGGGCTTTCGCCCCTCCCCATTGCGCCGCTTAGAGCTTAGCGGGCCAACCCGTGGGGGCACCCGGCGTGGCTGTCAGCACCTTGTGCAGGTGAGTCAGCTTCTTGGCCTCGTCCGGCGTGTCCTGGTACATCGTCATGAAGCCCTCGCGCATCAGCTTCACCTTCGGCGGCGGGAAGCCCGCAACCATACCCTCAAGCGTCGAGGGGTTTAGGGCGTTGATGACAGCGCCGTAGTGCAGAACCAAGTCCTGTCCGCCTGCACCCGACTTAAGCTCGTCCGCAACCTTCTTGTGCGTTTCGAACTCGTTGGGGTTAGCTGCCAGGTGGTCTGCGAGCTTCTCGGCGTCCATGCGGATGTTCGCCTTGCGGTAGGTGAACAGTGGCGACGGGCGGTCACCCAGGCCGTTGCCTCCCAGGTCAGGGCCATCGTCCAGAGACGGATCGACAATACCCTGCTCCTGGTTAACCTGCTTCTGAGCAGCCTTGAGATGATCGACCAGCTTGTTCTTTTCGAACTGGCCACCGCGCGGCAGAGCAGCGAACACGCTCTTGGGCGACTTCGTGGCGCACCACACCAGACCGATCTTCTCAAGACGACGCGGAGAGATGTAGTCCGAGTGTGCGTCCTTGCTGCCCAAGCGAATCGCGTTCTGATGATCGTCCCACCAGAGCTTCAGCGAGAGCGCAATCGGCTCAGGCATGTGCTTGGTCATGTACGTGACGGACGGCTTCGGGGTGATGTCGATGTAGACATCGAAACGATCCATCATCGCCGGGTCGATGGCATCGACCTGATAGTTCTGCTCGTCATCGGGCGGGTTGATCGCTGCCCAGCATGCCTTGAGATTGGGGAGCGGCTCGCCGTTGATCGTGCCGAACTGGATCATCTCAAAGAGAGCGTTCTGCGTCTTGCCATCGGCGCGGTTGAACTCGTCAAGGAAGATAATCTCGGCCTCGTCAACCTCACGAGGACGAACCATCTTGAGAGCCTCGACCGTGCGCCCCTGGCACTCCGGGCACTTCGACTCATCCTTGAAGTAAAGCTTGCACTCCGGGCAGTAGTCTCGCGGAGTAGGGACACCGACAAGATCGGTGAACGGGTCGAGCGTGGAACAAGAGTAGTACTTCATCTTGAACCCGCGATCACGAGCAAGCGCCTGAATGCTGGCCGTCTTGCCTGTACCATGAAGCCCGATCAGCAGAACGTTGAACCCCTGGTCGAGGTAAACGTCGGCGTTCGGGATGAGGCTGATGTCTTCCTTTTTTGTGGTCATAGTACTAGTATATCCTTTCTCGCCGTCCGTGTCAAGTGCTTCTGAACTAATCCGTTTCCACTTGTTGGTGCTGACCTTTTCCCACGTCTGCTCAACCCCCTTGCTCGTCATCTTGGTGACACGAGTGCCGATCTTGCGTCTAGGGGTTGCTCCTACTACTTTATCAGAAACGACGCGATTGTTCAAGTCAGCGTTGATCTGATCATGAACAGCGTTGATCTGATTATCAACGGATTGTACAAAGGGGTCTTTAGGTGAAGTGGGCAGCAATGCAGTCTCGGCAACAGAAGTCGAATGTTCTAATCTCTTCTGCTAGTGTATCATACTCCCACACAGAAAGCCAGCCTGCTTCGAAAGGATTGTCTTCTTCTCTGAACTTCTCTTCGTCTTCGCAATGGTCACACGTTATTAGGGTGCTTTGCATCATCACTCTTCTCATTTAGGGTCTGTTCGATCCACGCAGACAGTGACATTCCAGCAGCTTTAGCCGCCTTTTTCCATTTCTTCTTGTCGCTGGGTTTACAGCGAGTGCCAAGTCTGTCGCTTCGTTCCATGGTCAGCTATTAGTGTTCGCTCTAGAGTGTTTCTGACTGACCCCTACTGGTGACGATCCCAGCTTCTGACAGTGTGTTGTCAATGCCGGATACCCCTCGCCCGTGACCCACTCTCGTTTCAGATGGGCCTGGGCGAACCCACACTGGAATGTTCCCACCGGCTACGCGCACATCAAATGCGATGTCGATGTAGCCCTCTGCGCCTATGACACGAGCGTCAACCTCGTAGGCGGCTGGGAGGTAACCTGTGACGCGAACGTCCTGAGTACGAGCAAGATCAGCTTGACCTTGCGTCCTAACGTCCTGCGCCCAAGCAGCTTCGTCCTGGCCTGTTACACGAACGTCGCGTAGCACCGTGCTGTCGAGTTGACCGCGAACGTAAACGTCACGAGTTGTATCGCTGTCAGCCTTACCTGTGACTCTTGCGGCGTAATCTACACTAGTGGCGATGGTTCCTGTGACGCGAACATTTGTCTCAGTCGAACTGTCGGCCTTACCTGTCGTTCTCGCATCACGCGACGTGTCGCTCGATAGTTGGCCTCGTAGACGCACATCTCGGACAATCGTAGAGTCTGCCTGTGCAACGATTCGAATGTCGCGGACAGCATCTAGGACTGCTTGGCCTCTGGCTCTTACATCTCTGCTTGTATCTGCGGGAATGCTGGCGAATACGCGAACGTCACGAGTGTCTGTAGAAGTGGCAGTACCTCGTACACGAGCATCAACTGCGTGAGTTACCTCGCCGGGGACAGTACCAACCACGCGAGCATCGCGCTCGACAGTGCTGGTCGCCGTGCCCCTTGTTCTAACGTCCTGGGCGCGCTCAGAGCCAAGCTGGCCTGTTACCCTAACGTCACGAGTAGCATTACTGTCGGCTGCACCAGTAATACGAACGTCACGATTGGTGGTGCTGTCGGCTTGACCACGAACACGCACATCACGACTCTCTGTAGTGGTCTGCTGTCCTGTGGCTCTTACGTCCTGTGCGCGTGACGAATCAGCAGAACCTCTAGCTCGCACGTCTCGTGTAGTTGACGAGTCGAGATATCCAGTTACACGAACATCCTGTGTACGATTAGTGTCAGCAGTACCAGTAACACGGACATCTCTAGTTGTAGCTGTGCCAGCGCCCTCAAGTGGAACTTCAATCTCAGTCCAAGAGAACTGCGCCTCTGTTGTGCCACCGCTACTTTCGAATGCTCCTACAGATGCAGTCGCAGGACGAAGATCGTTATTGAAGTCAAACTGTGGTGCCCATGCGCCATCGGCAGAAGCCAAGGCGGGGCTACCAGACTGAAGTGAGAAGTCCTTAGAAGGTTGGTTAACATACAGTGGGTCTTCACTATTGTCAGGGTGCGCCGTATACGTAATGCCCGTGGTACCAGACTGGTCTGCACCATCATTCCCGAAGAAGAGAGGGTACTTAAGGATGTGGCCCGTGCCCGCAGTAGAGTTTGATCCTACGCCACCGTTGTTAGTGACAAGACAGTTGATGATTCGCTCGGCAGAAGCTGTGCCCGCGATAGTCATAGCTGCTAGATTGCTTGCATGCTGGATGCCATTGCCATCGATGGTGCAGTTGATGACCAAGCGGCCTGATCCACTGGAATAAAGCTGGAAGGCGTGTGCGTCATTATCGCGGATGACGCAGTTCAGCAACAGGTTGTTGTCGCCGTTAAAGTAGGCTCCATGGTCGCGCTGGTGGCGCGGGTCTTCGCGTGTTCCAGCGTCACGCAGGATACAGTTGACGAAGTGCAAATCAGTTACAGAGGTTGCCGGGAAGATGTTGCTCTCAGAGGCGTGATGGAAGTCGCAATAGTGGAACTCGATGTTACTGCCACCGTTGATGTATGCGCCTACGTCGCCATAGGCAACCGTTGAACCAGCATTAAAGGTGCCTGTGCCGCTCGCCCATCCTGCTACGCCAGTTAGGGTATTTCCTGTCTTGCCGGTGTAGGTGAAGTGGTTTTTCTCAGTGGCCTCTGTGCCCGTCAACCCTGTGTTGCCGACACCGCAGTGTCTCTGACCAGGGTTTAGCGCGCCGTCTGCTGTAGAAGTCGGGAATGCACTGGCATCTACTAGGTCTACAGTAGTCGCGCCGATTGCGGCAGAGTTGGCGAGCGTCGTGCGCACGCCGTTGTCGAAGAAGAATTCGATGCCGATGAATCGGAGATACGCTGATGAGTTGAGACGAAATGACCATAGCCAGCGCACATCGCCAAGCGCCAATCCTGATGCAGGAACGAATGTGATCGGTGCGTTCGATGCAGCAACCTTGGTTACAGCGTAGGGTGAAGGGTAGTCGCCCGCAGCCATCTCGATGATCGAGCCGTTGGCGACAGTGGTGAGCGCCTTCTTAGGTGTGCGCCAAGGCGTGCCGCTTGAGCCGTCACCTGTGGTGTCGTTGCCGGACGGGCTGATGTAGTAACGAGTGCCTGTAGACGCAGCCAGTCTCGTAGGCAAGTTCGCCCCAAGGCCGTTGCCCTGGAATGACAGAATGTCAAAAACGCCCATTAGGTTATCACCGCCTGAACGCGCAGACGGAGGTTGCCATAGTTGCTAATCGTTACGGTCTGCGTATAAGTCGTCCATGTGGTTCCTACGTTATTGTGCGTCCATTGATCAATCTGTGTTGCCCCATCAAGCAACGTGACTGTGTAATCGACCGTTGCGTCATTGTCGCTCTTCCTTAGTCTATAACGAACGTAGCTTGACCCTGGCTCAGGAGAGGCCGGGATTGCGTACCTGACTTCCATTGTTGAGGACGAAGTAGTAGAAACGTAGTCTCCATCGTCTGGCGTTACTTCATCTAACTTCTGGTACAGCGGCGCAACTCCCCAGGCTCCTGCGGTGATATCAGACGTTGGCCTGATTACCTGCATGACTCCGGTGACTCTTACTGCTACATCAGTTGAGGATGCGCTATGACCGAATGTGCGAACATCCTGAGCAAGAGACGAGTCAGCCTTACCTGTGGCGCGTGCGTCACGAGTTGTTGATGAGTCGGCTGCACCCGTAATACGTACATCCTGAGTGCGCGAAGAGTCTGCCTGACCACGAACCCTAACATCACGGCTCTCAGCCGTTGTAAGCTCACCACGGGCGCGCACGTCACGAGTGGTGTCAGAGTCCGCCTGACCCCTTACACGGGCGTCCTGTGCCCTCTCAGAGGCTGTAGCGCCTGCTGCTCCTGTTGTGCGAACATCCCTGTCAACACTAGAGTCGGCTTGGCCTGTAACACGAACATTGCGATCTTCAGTTGCTGTTGCTTGTCCTGTGACTCGTGTGTCACGGGCAGTATCACTGTCAGCCTGACCCCTTACGCGAGCATCTCTAGTCGTATCGCTGTCGGCTTTACCTGTAACCCGAACATCTCGGTCTACAGTGGAATCAGCTTTACCTGTTACCCTCGCATCACGTGCCTCAGCGCTATCGGCGGTACCGCGAACTCTTACATCACGAGTGGTGTCACTATCGACAGTACCCCGAACACGCACATCTCTGGTGTCGCTTGAGTCTAGTGTACCTCTCGTGCGTACATCGCGCTCGGCAAGAACAGGAAGCTTAACCTGTAAGTCATCCCACTCAAGTGTCGGCAGATTAGTGTTGCCTGTCGGGGCAAATCCTCGGACTCCTACACCACCAGAAGCAAAATCACTATCTGTTGCTGTAACCTGCCAGCTTGACGGCTCGCCCGATCCGTCTGCCCAAACCTTACCCTCAAGTGTTGTGCCAACAACTCGGAACCTGAACCAATACCAAGCTTCAGGTACTAGGGTTCCAATGCTGACGCTTGATCCGAAATCAGTTGTTGTGACGTTGCGCTTCGTGAGTCTCAGCGTTGAAGTATCACCTACGTTGTGGTAGAGCCTTAGAGCGTAGTACTCATCGTCATCCTTCATACGAGCGATGACGTAATGCTCTACTCTTGTGCCTGTTGGCGTTGTGCCTAGTTTACCCTTGATGAGAACATCAACATCGGTTAATGTGGCGTCGTTCTCGCGCAAGTTTGCATGAACGGAGGTATTCGCAGCGCTAAGCTGCATGTAACCTGCTGAGCCATTGACGCCGAACTTAGACGAGTCCGGGATTGAAAGGTTGGAGTGGTGAGTCCAAACGTGGCCCGAGGTTGTAGCTCCCCAGCCATCTCCCAGCGCTCTAGTGCGCGTAAAGCTATCGAATGACGTAGCATGCGCAAAACCTGTGACTCGCGCATCACGCGCTGTGTCAGAGTCGGCCTTACCCGTAACACGCACATCTCTGGTGTCGGATGACTGTAAAACTGATGTAGCTTCAGGAATAGTGATCTGTAGCCATGACACCTGTGGCTCTGATGATGGAGAAGCTCCTTCAACACGACAATCTCTTGTATCTGAATCTGTCGCACTGCCTGTAGCATATACAGCAAATGCTACATCGCTGTTCAGCCCGTAGGTAACGATGTCCCAATTGATGGCACCAAGATCAGTGCTGTTACGGGCACCAGGAGAACCACCACTCTGTGTTCCTACAAATCTAGCTTCAATGCTAGCCCCAGTGGGATCAGCCAATGTGATTCCAGTCAAATCAAAATCTTGGCTAAGCATCTGACCAGTGGTACTCGTTACATCCTGATCTGTTCCACTAGCAAGCAAACTGCCGTTTTCATATAGATCAATACGGGCTTGCGGAGTGCCTGACTGTGTGCCAGAGAACTGCCTGACATACATCTTGAAAGTCTGAATTCCCACAGGGTTGCCTGTGGGCGTAGGGAAGCTAACTCTAGCAATAGTCGCGTTGTTATTACTACTGGCTACAGCCCAGTTGCCATCTGGGGAATCAGGGTCTTCGTCAATATCTGCAAAGGCTATGCTTCCCCAACCAGAATTTTCTAGTAACGCGTCAGGTAGTAGAGTCTCAGTGGCCATTAACTTACCGTTCCCGTAATTACGAGACGAAGGTCATCTACGTCATAAAGGTCTATAACTTCTTGTGAAAACGTAGTGAAACCTTCTGCCACATTATTGTGAGTCCACTGATCAATCTCTGTCGCGCCATCCATTAGTTGAACAAGGAAATCAATGGTTCCACCTGCACTCGTCTTGCCTATCCTGTAGTAAATCGTTGTGGTTCCACTGACTGGAATATCGCCTACCGTAAATGTTACTTCGAAGGTTGAGGTATTAGGCGTGGTTACAAAATCATTGTCGTCTGCCACAGACTCATCCAGCTTTGCATAGAGTGGGGTGCTTCCCCAAGTTCCAGTAGATACATCTGACGTGGGAATAAGGGTCTGAACGACTGGTGGTGCCTCACCTACAACACGGATATCACGAGTGTCAGAGCTTGTGGCCTCACCTGTAGTGTGTGCATCAAAAGAAACATCAGAGGTAGCTTGTCCCGTAGCGCGCACATCTCTGGTTTCACTTGAACTAAGAGAAATTTCACTGTAGGTAACAGTGCCATTGTTATCCCACAAGTAGGCAAGCTTAGTGCCAGACCTGTCGTAGACATTTGCGCTGATCTTTCGCACCGTAACGTTGTCTGCAATCTCTACATCGGTACCCCAACCTGAACCTAGATTGGAATCACGGAACAGGTCGCTGGTTGCCTCATCTGAAAACAATGTGTGCAGAATGGTGCCGTCAACAGCCAATGCTGCAAGTGGCCCATCGTCTGCGCCCACCCCAGCAGCACTAATCACGGTGTCGGCAATGTTAGTCGGCGTAGCGCCATCATCCCAGGTAGCGATCTTGAGTCTATTGGTGGCATCCTGAGGGAAGATTACTGCTAGCTTAGTTCCGCTACTCCAACTTACACCATTTCCTGTTAACTGGTCTACTGAATCTGAAGCCAATGTTGTTTCTGTGCCTAGAGCGTTCGCTGACGAGAGCGTTCTGGCTTTGATCGCAAGACCATCGCGGTAAACAAGGTGGATGCGATCAGATGCAGCAAGAATAGCTGCGCCAGCCCAGGAAGAGCCGCTACTGTTTACGGCGATGTCTGCTGTCCATGATTCGCTTTCTCTGCGAGCGTAGTAAACATTTTCGGCACCACCACTGGCTTCACCATAAAGTACAATCACGTCACCATCAGAGCGCACCGCGATTGCTACACCAGCGAAACTTTGTGGGTCAGCGCCTGCTGAAATTACTTCATTTGTGACTGTCCATGTATCGGATGCTGTATCAAAGGCGCTATACAATACCTGCCCATTTAGAATGGCCTGAGCTACATGAATTACTGTGCCGCTGAGATGGGTGGCATATCCAGTAGACGAGTTAAGATTGCTTACGGGGACTGTGGGGCTGAGAGTACCGCCAACTGCTGTCCATGTGCTTGTGGGATCAGATGCCTTGAACATCTGGTAGCGAGTCTGTAAACCATTTCTCGAAAGCACAGTGTAGAAGTTGCCGTTTGGTGCCTTGTGTGGGCCGACTGTGTTTGACTCGGCGGGGAGGCGTCCCTGAGCAAAGGTGAAAGGATCACCTGTGACGCGCGCATCACGAGTGGTATCGGACTCACTAGCTGCAACTGAGCCTGTGACTCTAACATCTCTGCTCGTGTCGGAGGTTGCCTGTCCTGTTGCACGGGCATCAAAAGCAGCGTTAGAGTCGGCCTTACCAGTTACCCGAACATCACGAGTGGTGTTACTAGTGAGAGCAGATACAGGAAACCCGGCCTGAATAGAAACAGCCTGCAAATGGGCAATATCTGGGACAGTGTTGGTGAAACCAAACCGAATCTTGAGTGAATCAAAGAGCGCATCTGTCCAACCTGATCCTGACGGAGCTAACTCCCAGATGCCACCCTTTACTTGGATGACGTTAGAGAGGGTTCCAGTGAAGAGGTTGGTGTCTGCGGAGGAATCACGCAACTTAACGGTCGCTGATGAGCCTGCTCCTGATGAGCTTACACCAGCAAGACCAATGATGAAGGCGGGAGAAGTCGCCTCGACGCTATTGGCGACATTGTATTCAACATAGGTGGTGTTAGCTGGATGCACGAGCGGTGTGGCACCCTTAAGCGAGAACACCATCATTGCCTTGGCAGCCGAAGGTGATGTGAAAGTGATCGCACCCGTTGCGCCAGCGGTTGCCTTGGCACCGTGCATGAAGTTAAGACCACCACCATTACCGGCGTTGGTTGAGGCGTCTACGCGCTCAGTGATCGAAGTAAGTGAAGCACAGGCGTGCGCGCTGAAGATATTAGCGGCTGTGCTTGAAGCATCAGGAAGCGACGTACCAACTGCCAAACAAACCATCTCGTTCGCAGTCGGCGTTGTGATTCCTGTTGCTGATCCAGATGTATCGACTGCTGCTTCTGAACTTGGCTCAGAGTCGCCAATAGGGCTGCCTGTAGCGATACAGTCGCGGAACGCGACCATGACACCGTGCTGGTGGTCAGTTGTGTCTGAAACAGTGGGAGATGTGGGTGCAGTAGCACCACGTCGCGCCCAGAACGCCTGGATACGTGTTGAAGTAGCACCGAAGGCATTGACGCCAATACCACCGACAGTATCAATTTCAGTCCACGTCTGGTTGCCGCCTGATAGTGTGGCGGCAGTCTGGTTGGCGCTCTCTATGATGGCGATAAGGATATCGCCATCCTGGGTGCCAGTGGGGATAGGAAGAGAGAAAGAAGACGCGCTGCTCGTGGGCGTTGATGCGCCCACCCAGGTGGGAAGCGTAGGAGTGCCAGCGTAGGACTCAATTTGAACGCGATCTTCAAAGAGAGAAACAGACATCGGCGAATCATCGATCATCTGATACGAGGTAGTCTCGCTCGACGTTAGTGCTGTTCTGGTGGTATTGTCGTGCTTGAAGAAGTGAAGCGATGGTGTGGTATCAAGGTTGTGCGTGCCTACAGAGTCAACCGTATACCCCTTGATGTCATACTCGCCCAGCGGGAAATCTGCAAAGGCATCAGTGATAACAAGGTCATCCCAATATACCGTGAAGGCACCTTTAGCTGTGCCATTCGTCGTATCGCCACCGATGGACATGTCATAGGTCATCTGACCCGCAGCAGCACTAAAGGTGGTTTGCCCACTGATCGTAGAACCATTAACCCTTAATTGGGCTGTCCAAGCTGTTCCACTTGTATCTGCCATAATCTCGATCAAGTGGAACGTATTGGTGGCCAAAACAGGTGAAGTAACCTGGCCTGAACCAGTGGGGAACTCTAGGGTAACCGATCCGTTAGTTTCAAGGAATAGGCGAAGGTAACCAGAGTCCAAGAAGTAATCAAAGATAGGAGAGCGCGTTGTGGGCGTTGCACTGAAGCGCATCTGCCCTGACATAGTAGACTCACCAGTGCCACCCAATCCTGCCGAATAGAGATATCCAGGACTGTTGGCTACATTTGTGATTACTGTCTTAAACGAATAGGCACCATGCTTAAAGACACTCGTATCCATAGACATGAGTGAACCTGGGCCTTGCACGATGCTGTCACAGATGTAACCACCGGCAGAGTTAGTTAAGCCGTGTTCAAATCCGTCTGCGTGTACGACTGCCATTTAAGAACCCCAGAAGTATGGTGCCCAAGGAACCAAGAATTCCCGATGGATTGCGTCGTCGCATCGGGCAAAGGGGTATCTCAATCCACCAATAACAAGCATGCGCGCAGTGACTGTATGACCCAGATTACAACGCGCGGGCGTAATCATCGCTGTGCGCTCTGGGTTAGTCGGGTTGTCGATGTCTGCTATGCCATCTGCAATAGCCCTTCGTGCCCAAGCTTCTAGAGTAGCGAGGCTGGAAAATTCCAACCGAGAATAGCCTGGGGGTGGCCAAGCAGGTGCGCCTGCGGGATACCAGTTAACGAGAGCCATGCTAGGCGAGCCTAGCTAGTTGATTAGCTCGTTGTAGGTTCTTCCAGTTCATTAGTTCTCCTGGGTGTTTCAGCCAATGGCCTGTCATTTTCTGTAACAACTACCCAACTATTGTTACCGTCACCCAACTCTTGAACATAATGAACCGTTAGCGTCTCATAGTGCGCAGCAAGATCAATAAAGGTCGTTTGACTTAGTGCCATATCACTCCCGCCCATTTCACCTTCAATATGGTACTGAAGAGAATAAGAAAAGGGCGCACGATTGTTCTCATTGAAGCTGAAGCGATCAAACTTCGGCCTCGGCATGTGAACCGTGCGCCCTCGAAAATTCAAGCGGAGCGATGTTAGGTGTAGATCGTTCTCGGCTGCGTACTCGCAAAGCCTAACCCAGGGCTTACGTTGCCCTGGAACGATCTGGTATTCTCCTGCGTGTTCTACGGCAGTTGTCCCATCAGAGAGGGTAGCTACCCATCTTACATCGGCGTCGGCCATTATCCGTGCCTTTCCTAAGTTGTAGTTTCTACTTGTTACGTGCGTGTAGAGACTGGCAAATTAGGGCTGTTCGTGCTTAACAGGTCTGACTGAAGGTGTTGCCGCCACCGTCAATAGCGCCTGAACGCGGGCCGCAGACCGTGGAGTTGCGGAGCGTGATTACGCCCGAATCACGCGCATAAGCGGCGTACTCAGTGGCGTGGTGGAGGTTCGAATTCTCCACCGTAACATTGTTGCCCGCGCCAGACGAAATGACGTTCCAAACGGAAGCCCCAAGATCGCTGTTACGAACCGTGCCGGTAGACCCACCGGGATAGAGATGAAGCATCCCGCCGTAGCGGGCAGTGCCGCGCAGGTTGTTCACGACGAAGTTGGTCGTGTTGCTGCCGAAATAGATGCAGTGATCGTAACGGGTGTCGATGCCAGGGTCAAGACAGGTCAGGCCATCTACGTTCAGACCAGAGTTGGCCGTTGAATAGACTCCCTGCGCCTGCTGTGCGCCATCGCCTCGGAGAGTGACGTTGCGGATCGTAAGGCTGCTTGCGTAAACCTCAATCATACCGGGACGCGAACGTCCCTGCGCCGCACCCCTAATGTCACAATCCTGAATCGTCACGCCAGGATTGTTGACCCTGATCGTGACGTAGTTGAGGGGCGCTGCACAAGAAAGAGTCTCGCCAGTTACAGGGAAATACACACCTGTAAAGCCAGCCGGAAGAACCGTTCCACTAGGAACAGTAGTGGTCGGCGGGGGAGGCTCAGTCGTAGTGGTGGTCGTAGTTGTAGTCCCCGTGACTGTCACCGTGGTCGTATCATGCTGAACCTCGTCCGAATCAGTTACGGTGATCGGCGGCGGGTCTTGTACGACTGTGCGAACCTGCTTGCCAATCATCACAGCGGTGGTCATGGCAGGAGGATCAACTACGTGTAGCTCAGTTAGAAAGTGAGAAGCGACGGCGCTAGTAACTGCGCCCGAGATAAAGAGAACCAGCCCTGCGCTAGCAATTGCCAGAACCCGTTTCACGCTTACTCTTCCGCGTTAGCTGCCGTTTCTAGACTGAGCTTGCGCTCGGCCTTTTGCTCATCGTCTAGCTCGACACTCAACTCTGCGACCTTCTTGCCGTCAAGAGTGACTGTAACTGTGTCGGCTGTGACCGGAACGTTGACCTGACGGTCAAGACTGTCAAAGCTTAGACCGCCAACCTTGACTCGACGGAAATCAGGTGCGCCACCATTGTACTCGGCTGCTGACTCCTTTTCAAAGTCAAAATTAGCTGTCTTGAGAAGCTCATCTACGCTGTAAAGTCCTGCCTTGATGCTAGCCATTAGACATACGTAAGACTGATCTTGATCTTGCCAGTCTTAGCTCCGGTTGATGTGGGTGAAATGCTTGTTGCGATGTAGTAATCGTGTGACGTAGCTGCTGTGTCGTCTGCGAGCGATAGCGCTGCGGCTGAACCGTTGGCGGTTACCCAGGCGGAAGAAACAGATGACTCTAGTGCCTTGAAGGTTACTCCGACCATCGCTGTTGCATCTGTGGTGCCATCGTAAGCATAGAACTTGCCGTTAGATGTCGCGACTGACGCTGCATCTGAAAAGTTGAAGCGAAGCCCCGCGTTACCTGTGGTCAGCGCTGTAACGTTGGATGCTGCTGCGCCGTTCAAGCTCACTGAAGATGCGCCTGAGTCTGCAAGCCACTTCGTGTTGTTAACGTGGTTTGTAGTACACTGGTGAACGTCAGAAGAGTTGGTGACGTGCGTGCCGTCGTTGTAGCTGCCGACTACGATGTTCACAGTCGGGTCAGTTGCACTGCCGCTCCACCAGATACGGTCAGTCGCACCAACCAAAAGGTCAGTCGAGTTAGTGAGTCGTGCGTTTAAAGTCCAAGTTGCCATAGATATCCTCGTAGATTATGTGGTTGCTGCTGAGCATTTTACAGGTCTGCCTACTCAGGCATACCTAGCCAACCTGCCGTGATCGTTGCCGCTGTTAGGTTGTGGAGCCTCACATGCACGAAAGCTGCGTCAGGAACTACCAGGACGGCAGAGCCTGCACCAGCGAATACGTGCTGAATCTGGCCTGCACCTAGGAGGTAGGCGTCATGCCAAACTGTGTCGGCGGTATCTGGCTCGTTTCCTGAGCTTGATAGGTCGCCGGGATGTGCTGCTTGCAACTTAATCGTTGTCGCACCGTTGGTTGTGAGGAACAGAGCCAAGGTGCCCACAGAATGGGGTAGCCTCACCGTTGCTGAGGTTGCGTTCGAACCTACAGCAACGTTGTTCCAAAATTGATTCTTGTCGCCTACTCGTCTAGCCATGTCTCATCCTGTTAGAAGCTTCCACCTATTACACCGCAGCTATGTGATTTTTCTAAGCTGTCGCAATACGTAGATCAAGTCCTTAGTCGCCTCGTAATAGACGCGCCGACTTCGACCATGGAAATCCTCTTCGAATGAATCTGTGGGATTGCCACCGTGAGCAGGCCACATCGGGTAATTGTGCCGATCCATAACCATGACTTCAATTCGCCCTTGAACGAATCCCATCACGTCAGCGTAACGATTGTGCGACAACATAACAAACAGGTCTTTCTCCTGCATGGGTGACTCCCTTTCTACCGATCCGTGATGATCGTCGCCTCGCCGTCCTCGTTAAGAAGGCGAGCCATGGTGCTGTAGGGCATCCACACGAGCGGGTAGCCTCTACCCCAACTGTTCTTGACGCGGAACGCTTGACGCTTGTCTGAGACACCATAGACACAGACGCAGTGGCCTCCACGGATGTTTCCTAGCGAACCTTCACCGATCCAGAAGTTGTTGTAGCTCTTCTCAACCGGGCGGTCGAAATTACTGTACCAATTCACTCCGATGGAGACAGGAACGCCATTGGCGATAGATGTGCGCATCTCATCGACCGTCTGTGCCCAACGGTTCATCTGGATGCCGTTGATAATCAGCGGGGATGGATCGCTAGCCCGTCCGTTAGAGGTATTTGGTACCTGTACGTGGCCTTGTGCGCGCAAAACATCCATGGCTGCGCTAACAGACGTGCCGTTAGAGTCGCCAGGGTTCGTGTCGGGCCAGTAGTCGATTTCCTTAGCTCTGTCCCAGAGCCACCATGAGTCATAACGAACCGCGAACGGTCGAATTGGCTCAGGCTTGTTGTCTCGCCTCTGAATGAGGTTGACAATCGCCATCATCATGCTTGATCCGAAGCCTACGCATGCGCCCTCGGCACCCTGATCGTGTGACCAGTGCCAATAAGGCAGTTGAGTGACTCGCTCTGCTACAGTTACCGTATCCGGCGCAAATGCCGAATACGGGAAAAGTGAAACGTGTCTAAAATTGGGTGGCGTTCTGCGCCCTAAGCCATTTGACATCTAGTATCTCCGTGGTTCGCTCCACCTATTAGCTGGCGCGGGCGACGGACTTGAAGTGCTGGCGCTGTCTTCAATTAGCTGTTCGACAGCTTGTGCAACCTCGATGTCGTCTAAGACTAGCTCTTCATCTGAGATACCGCCATTGTAGCTCTCGTAGGCTCGCTCAAAGCGCCGTGTAAGAAGCTGTGTGACCGCCTCAGGCCAGCGCATGTCAGGTGGAGCATCTGCGATGTGTGTCTTCGCATCGCAGCACACAGAGGGTTGGAACAAGTGCGATGCGGGCCAAGCCATCTCGCAATCTATGCAAATTTGACTCTGATTCCAATAGTTCTCAGGCCACACATTTGGATCGATGTCGAGCTTCGGAACATGCGGGAACTTACCGTCCTGACGAGTCATTTGAAGCTAGCTCCTTAAGAGTCTTTGAGGGCAATGGCAAGTAGCTCTTGGCCATCACACCAGCCGCAGACTTGAACAGCTTTCTTGCTGTTCTTGAGCCTGCGAGGTAGCGTCACCAATGGTTCAGGTGCGCCCGTTTGGGCAACCCGCTCCTTAATGCACTGGCCACATTCTTTGGATGTCGTGTCAGCCATGCTCTAATAGGCCGGGGGTCGTGGGTCATTAATGCCGCAACGGGAGCATGCAACCTTGTAGAAAGCAAGGGTGCCCTTTCTGGTGCGCTTGGTAATAGCCTTGGCCTCAGGTACAATTACCCACTTGTGCCGAGTGTACGGCTGTTCAGTCATGGGGTTGACATTGCACGGAGGATACTTGAGCTTTTCCATCTTACTCATTTAGCGAGCGCTCACGGCAGTTTGTTGGTACTCTGGGCTTCGTAAAGTTCTAGATCGCCTTTCCCGTCCTCGTAACCCATTTGCCAATCTGGATTACCAGCTTGGTGATGGTCAACCGGAACAAGGCTCTGTGTTGGATCGACGCCAAGGTGATAAGCTCGTTTATATACAGCATCTCTCCATGCGCCTTTCCATGGGCCACTTACGTATTGCTCTCGGCATGCGTCATCACCCTGACAAGCGCGATACATTCGCGATGCTAGAGGATGCATTACTCTCGATCCAGCTTTCTTCCTTCAAGGCTAATGTTGGGTGCCTTGTAAGTGTAACGACGAGTTGGAATCTGGGCTTCGCGCTCTTGCCCTAATTGCTTGGCAAGCCAAACCTTAAACTTGGGATGCTTAGCCATACGACGAAATGCAGCCTTCTTATTCTGCAACTGATAACGAGAATCGCGACCTTCGCCTACCGCACCGCTCGCGAGATGCGTTATCCGCACGCCCGTGTCTCGCGCGTTCTGGTTCTGGCCACCATTCCCGCCTGCGCGGAAATAGTCGATCTTCAAATCCTTCTTACTGACAATTGTCTCACTATACTTCGATGTCTGCTTTTCCATCCTCATATCCCATTGTGTACATCTCTTCCATGAAGTCATTTTTGCAAGCGCCTAGAGCGTTAAATTTGGGATTCTTCCTGACACCATCCATATAGCCAAGGCGATAGTACACCGTGTCTGAGCCAAAATCTGCCGACGAAACAGAGTACAACTTATTGAGCAGTTCATGAGTCTTCAGCATCGCCCATTCCATCCTCGTAACCCATTACGTATACATGATAGCTGTTTTCATCATTCCACTGCTGCGCAGTATACATGGGAGATTTTCTAACGCCATCGGTATAGCCAATACGGTAGAAGATGCTAGATGGCCCATTGTCACCACGAGTGAGGTCGTAGAGCCTATCGACAAGAAGCTTTCCTTTATCCTGCACGGAAACATCCCCTGCATCGCGCTTCATACGACTCTAGACCGCCGACTTGAACAGTTGGGCCACCAAAGGACGCTGGCTTGCCGTCGATCAAACGCTGTGTCAGCGTAGCGTCAGCACCGCAGCTATGGCACACGGCAGTGAGTTTATCTACTCGATCCGCAATAGCCAGCAAAATCGGTACTGATCCAAAGGGTTCTCGCCTATAGGTCATATCCAGTGCAGAAACTATCACTACTTGTCGTGTTGACATCTGGGATAAAACGTCTACGATATCAGGATCGAAGAATTGAGCTTCATCTACACCCAGAACGTCAAATCCTAGCCCTTTCAGCTTAATATCACTGCTACTGCTAACGAGAATCGCTGTCTTAGATACACCAGCCCTCGATACAACTGAAAAGGCATCATAGCGATTATCGATATCAGGCTTGATAACGCCGACCTTATGCCCAGCAATCTCAGCACGTCGAAGTCGCCTCAATAGCTCTTCCGATTTGCCCGAGTACATTGGGCCGCAAATTACCTCTAGCCTGCCCATTGTCTATACATCCTCAACTGCATCTTGATAGCCCATCAGAAAATCCTTATGATAGGCTTTAATCGTATTGTAAAGCGGGCTGCCTTTACTGATTGGTATATGAGCAGCCGTAACGTCTAAATTCTCTCCTATTTTGCCCCAATAGTAACCGAAAATATATGCGTAAGATGAAGTTGGTGTTTTGTAACTCATTGACGATGGCTCAACACCAAAGCTTGCGCATACGTTTTTCCAAGTGTTGGTTCTTCCTGTTGATGTGTTCATATTACTCTCGCTGTCTCATTCTGGCACTTGTAACACGGGCCGGGCAAAAGCTCTGTTAGCTGCCTCTCGGCTCCACATTCCTCACACTTGATCTTGCAAGGCTTGGCACCTTTGCCGTTGTAGTACTCATGACCTTTACGAATCGAAGGACGCTTTGCCATCGAAGAACCCCATTTCGAATTCAGGAGTATCCCAGCCGTATGGCTTGATGGTGGTTCGCAAGTCCCAATAGTCCGGGTCGCTGTGGCTCTTCACAGCGCGTGCATCAGCCTCGCATAGCGCCCAATAGTAGCCGAAACAATACTGCCTTGCCGCTTCTGACGCCATCTCCATAAAAGGCTCGCCGTCAGCAAAAAGGTCGTTGACAACAGAGACTGTGTTTCGCGGCCATGGTTTAGTCGGCTTACTTGTCATGCCCCCAACCCATAAAATCTGAAATTACGTGCAGTGGCCCGAGATTCCAGAACCACTCTGCGATGTCATGCTCAAGAGGCACAGCCAGGCTCTGAAGAACAAATGCAAGAGGAATCCAGATGTACCAGCGGTGACGACAGTGGTGATAGCAGCGGTGAACAAGTCCACGACCATCTGTGTGGTAATGGCCCGTATCCTTGTACGGATAGACCCTAGCATCCACGCTCTCTGTGGCGATCCCTAGCTCGTCATATGCGCGCTCCTTACATGAACGCCGATCAGGAGCGATGGCCCGATTCTGCAACGGATCATTTTCGTCGTAACCGCCCTCTAGTTGCCCAGAAACCCAGTCAGAGCAAACGCAGTCTTCCGCATGCGCGATAGCTCCAACATCATCGCCAACCCCACACGTACAGAACCCGTCATAGGGCACGTCTGGTGTTCCACCCCTCATCATGCGCCATCATCCTCTAAAATTGTCTTTAGGACTGAAATGGGCAGCAATTCGCCCTGTGGAACGAAATAGGCCGGATAGCGAACATCTGAGCGCCAGAAACGCTCCTGCTGCCCATTCTGGGCCATGATCCAACCCGCAATGCGCGCTTGGCGACCCTCAACAATTACAAGCACATATGGGCGATTTCGCTTCTCGTCCTTCTTGATCGGGAGCGAGCCACGGGCGCGATTGGTGGATTTTACCTCAATCGGCACCGTATCGATCACAAGGTCGCCCTCGTGTCTGTCGGGCTTGTGCAGAGTTGGCTCCCAGTCGGTCTGGCCGAAATAGTGCGCTACAACGTGTTCAGCCAACATTGACTGAATCTCCGTATCCAGAGAATCCCACTGGGTGCCCTCGATGAAATATGCCTGTGTGCGGTTCTTATCGCGCGCAGACGTTCTGCGGGCATTCGCGCGTGCAGCGATAACGGCCATAGTCGCCTCATCGGGCACTGCGATCACACCACGCGAAGAGTCACGAAACTCAATCTTCATACTACCTATCATATCACATTCTCCTAGTGTCCGCTACATGTGTCCGAAAACCTCAGATATGCCGCCGCGCCGGAAAGCAAGGTACCCCCTTCTGTTTGAAAACCAAACTTTTCTAGATGCCTAGCCGATTCTCAAGGTACTCTAGCCTATGCAGCAAGCTTCTAACTTCCTCTTCCAATGCTAGCTGCGAGTCTTTTACTTCGCTCTTCTGCTTCGCCTCAGCGGCAACCCACTCCCTTAAAGTCTGCAATTGAACGTCTACGTGATCTAACGACCGATCCAACGAGGCGACCATCGCCACAAGGCCGTCCAGTGTGTCATAGCTTGGCAATGTCTCTGGCTTATCCACAGAATTATGCAGAAACTTAAGGTCTTTCTTGTCCTGGTAGGAATCATACCAAACAGCGCCCAAGAAGAGTAGTAGAACAATCGCAAGCCCAATACCAATCACCATTAGGGAGCCACCCTTCCATTCTCGATGAACGCTGCGTGGGTGTGGGGCATCTTGCTGCCCCACAACTCTTCGATGACCTTAGCGTACTCTCTAATTTCGTACTGCGCCGTCTCGTCATTGCGGAGCGAGAGGAAGTTCATCAAGCTCCTAGCGTTGACGGTGAAGTAGAATTCTGTGTACATAGCCAACGGCAGAACGCATCTTGCTAGTTCCTTAGCGATGCCCTGATCGATCTGATACTTGTACAGGTCGTAGCAATCCTCGTAGTGCCGCAGCGTGAGTGACTTGATCTTGTCGGCATTCCCAGGCCACTTGTCCATCTTGTAGTCGCCTGGCTTGCCTGACTGTGTGCGGTACTCATCGGGAATATAGAAGTCGAGGCTATCGAAGACCTTGTAGCGTCCGCTCATCTCGTTATAGCTTGCTATCCTATGCCGCTGCCATTCACGCACCACGAACAGCGGAGCCTTGACGTGGAACTTGAAGCTGTTGTGTTCGAACGGTGTACCGTGACGCTTAACCATCAAGAACTTGATTAGCCCTGCGTCAGCAGATGCCAGCTTCAAGGTGTCCTTGTCGTGCCAACCCTTGTGGCCGCACTCTTGCTTGTTACCACCACATGCGCCACACGTGCGCACCAAGGTGGACTGTGCGCCGAAGCTGACACGAGCAGAATTGACGACTGATAAGTCATCGCCCATATGATCGACAAGCCTGACAAATCCATGGTCAAGCACACGAGCCTCGTTGGCGAAGCCAGAGCGACCAATCACCGCATCAGAAATCTGCTCAGCCATCTCTGAACCAATTATCTCATCACCGATGCCGCTATGATTGTTCACGCTCGCGCTCCATTCTGATCACTCGCTCTTCAAGCTCTGACAGTTCTAGCTCTAGCTCTTCTTGTCGTTCTGTCATTGCCTTGAATTTGTCTTCAAGCTCTACAATAACCTCAACCGGATCACGGGGCTTCTTTGCGGGCGGTAAAGTCACACCAGTTACGTCCGAAAGCGACTTCATGAGTGCTTCAAGTTCCTTAAGCTGCTCCTGTTCAGACCTGTACACCGGATTTGGATTCATAGCGTCCCACTTAGCGGTATCCCACGATTCCCACGGCTCACTCATTTTAGATACCCAACCTTTCCTCTATGTACTCAAGACGATGACGCATTTCACCAAGCTCTGATGCATGCTGCTCAACATTGCCTGCCACAACAATGATTGCTTCTGTGCATTCAGCAATCCTAGCTTCAAGCTTGTCTTGAACATGCTTAATGGTCGCGTCAATTCTCTCAATCTTTACCTCTTCCGACTGTAGCTTCTGCACGTCAGTGGCTAGCCCATCAAGGCGAGCCAAGATAAGGTCAAATTCATTGCGAGTTTCTGCAAGGTACTCGTTAACAAGCCCCCTGACTTCGTGACGTTGCTGTGTCTTCGCTCTAATCCTCAACATCTTTCCTCTTCTTGCGCAGCACCATGGGTCGATTCCATTTCCATGGGCCTAAGACCATTTCGCCTGTCTCTTCGTCGTAACCCTTCCACTCGGCCGTGCGATAAGGAAACCAACGCATCTTCCACAGTCGCCACATCACTTGCGGCTCTTCAAGCCAAGTTAAAACGTAAACCACTGCTCGGTACAGTCTATTTTTCATACTCGTATCCCTGACTCATTCATTGAGAGGGAAGTTACCCTCGTGAACTCTGCGTTCTCGCGTAACTCAGTTAAATTACTACCTCCACCGTAGCTAACGCCGCTCTTAATGCCCCATGCCAAAGCCTTGATCGTGTCCTCGACAGGGCCAGTGCGCGGAACGGCTCCCTCAACACCTTCCGGTGCGCGATGAGAGTTGACACGCTTACTGGCCATGCCCCAATACAAGCCAGGATGTGGCGACTCATCGGCACCTGCGAGCAATCGACCCAACATCACGGAGTCAGCCCCAGCAGCCAGTGCCTTAACGATGTCTCCGCTGTTCCTGATACCACCGTCAGCGATGATATGGATGCGCTTCTGACGGGGTGTTGTCGAATTAGGCAACTCATAGGAATCCCGTGCCGCCGCGCAAGAGAGGATGGCACTTAGCTGGGGAACACCAAAACCTGTCACTTCGCGCGTCGTACATGCAGCGCCTGGGCCGATCCCAACCTTCACTGCATCGACCCCCAGACGAGCCAAGAACATGAAGCCATGGAACGTGGCTACGTTGCCTGCGATCAGGTAGCTGTCCTCACGCTTAGGGGCGTTAGTTAGGAAATTCTCCACCGTGTCGTGATGAGCATGCGCAATGTCAAGACAGAAGACGCGACAACCTGCTTCGTACAGCTTCTCCCAGCGGTCGTAACCCTCGTTAACACCAAGCGCTGCACCAGCCACGGGCTGAAACTTGTTGCACGAGAAGTAGACTTCACGATACATCGCGGCCTGCTCTTCAGGTGTGCAAAAACGATGCAAGATACCGAACCCGCCAATCATTCGCATCGCTGTAGCCATCGCTGCCTCAGTAACACTCGACATCGGAGCAGAGAGGATCGGAATCTGAAGTGTTTGATCGTGCCACCCCTTGGCAAAGAACGGTGTAGAGATGTCGGCTGCCTCACGCTTTAGTAGCGTCCCCTTCTGGGGAACGAGCAGCACGTCATCAAAAGACAAACCCACGTCATCAAGAATTCGCACGCTTTGCCCTCATGGTTTCCTTGCCCTTGGCCAGTGACTCACGAGCCTTGTCTACGTGCTTGCGAAACTCGATGTTGCCAATGGTGTAGCCACCATCACGGTCGATACGATGAACCGATGGAGCCTGCCCACGCTGATACTCGGCCTGCACCCACTCGTTGTAGAGCTTGTCATAAGTAGGATCACTCATCGCCCACTCGACAAACTCCTGAACAGGCAACAGAGGTAGGCCAAGCCAAATCTGGCTTTTGCCATCGCCCGCTGTCTTGCCCCTCGTGCGCCTACCCATGTCAGAGTATCGCACCGTCAGTAGACCACGCTTGGTTCGGCGGTACCTCGTAATCTTGCTTACCTCACTCACGAATTTGCCTCCTGTGCTAGACCTTTACGAATGCCACACTTGCTGCACTGAACTAGATAGCGTCTATTCAGTGTACCACAAACGCACGTCCATTCGGTGCGCTCGTTTCCACCCTTTCCGAAAAGGCGTGGGGTTGTGTTGGAACCCCAGCCAATCTCGCCACGGCGATAACCCTGCTTAACACTCTCACTTGCATTCTCGTGTAGAGTCTCGCCATCACGAGCCATCTTCTCTCCGATGTCTCGGCGCAAGTCTTCTACGAATTGCTCATTGCTCATCAAGAACTCCCATAAAGGTTAGACATCACCTGGGCGTCGAGCTTCTGATCCTCAGGCGTGTAGATATTTGGCAGCGTCTCACGCTCCTGTACGGCCTCCAACAATTTGTGCATGTTCTCTTGGTCAATACTGTATCCACGCTGGATGTATTTCTGCATGCGGTAGAGAGTGCTTGTTGCATTCTCAGGATTGTAGACGCGAAGAGCGCGAGTCGCCACGTCCATGAAGTACTGTGGATGGTACACGATACTCTCGTGGGTCATCGCACACATGGTGACAGTGAAATCGTATTCTGAAATCAAGTCTTCTGGCGACTGAGGAAACTTGTCCTTGATCAAATTCAACACACGCACATACATCTGCCCATGGATCGACTCGGTGCGCCGGTAGGTGACAGAGCGCTCAGAAGTCTGAGGCACGAGCGCGAAAGTGCCAGGGATGTTAGAGACTACAGCTTCGTAATCCTTCTGGTTACGGAAGTACAAGTCGAAGTCTCTAACTGGCTGGTTGGTAAAGTGAGACAAGAGTGCCCCACCCGCCAGCATAGTCTTCGCTCGCACACTGTCATGTGACCCTGGAAGAAACTGCTCCCACACATTCTCGTCAGCCCAGTCGAACGCATCCTCAATCTTTGGGTGCAAGTCCTCGCCCTTGTAGAGCGTGATGAAGTCCGCCTTATGCTGGGCGCGCGGGTTCCTGTTCCAGAACACTACTTCTTACTCTTCTCTACGGGACGCACACGCACCACCGCTAGCGGATGCTCAAGACGCGCTCGACGCTCCTGTTCGTCAGCCCATGCAGGAACAAGCGTCTCATCGAACTTGACCCACTGGCCACCCTCGTACTTGAACTCGATGACAACCTTCTTTTTGCGCATAGCTACCACCCCTTAAGGTACTCCTGGATTTTGAGCATGCCCGCATCAACTTCGCGGTCGATATCTAGCTCAGACTTCATCTCGTGTAGCGTTGACGGAACATCAGTGGGCGCTAAGTCTTCAACCTGTTGCATCAGGTTCAGCCCACAGCGCGGGCACTGAAGAGGATTGGAGAGCGCCATCATCGACAAGAAACAGTCGTAACACTTGTACTTGTTCATCGTCGCCCTCGCTTCTGCGGGCGACGCGGCTCATATTCAGCAGCCTTGCCGAGTAGAATCTGGATGCCCTCTACCTGTGTGCGAAGATCATCATGCCTGTAGTTTGCAGCACGACGAAGAGCCTCTCGCATACCAGTGATCATACGATCCTTCTCACGAAGAGCATCCTCCAAGTCAGAAAGACTCTTGTCGTACACATCCATGCCTTGAACTAGCACGTCGATGCGCTCGCGTTGAGCCTGGATCAAATCTAGAGACATAGATACAGTCTAGCAGAACTACGACTGTGAATCAAGGGCAGAATCAGAATCGCTCTCTTCGGCTGGCGGCGGGAACAGCATCTGCTCGCGCCTACGAGCCATCTCATCAATCTGATTGTCTACGTCTGGGTCACGAACAGACGCGAAGTCGTCATCCTTCTTCGCTAGCCAGTTACGAAACTCCTTGGTGCCCATTACGCCACTCATGTACAAGTCGTAGACGTGCTGAAACGTCAGGATTTTGCGTGCCATCTAGCGACCCGGAACAACGAGGCGAGAACTACGAAGAGCCTCTTCCTCTGCTGCCGCTGCATTGTAGGCTGTGCCAAACGCCATCGTGATCAGTGCCTGTAGGTGCGCAGCAATCAGCGCGGCCTCATTGACATTGATGCGGCCCTCGGCAACAGTGCCATCAGCACCACGAACAACAACGCCAATGCCACCCAACTGATGGGGCTTGACCATGACGCGAGGCAGGCCATCTTCCTCAATCTCCACGGCCTCTTCTAGCTTCTTCTCTTCCATAACTCACTCCTATACTAGTTCATAGGGCCGGGAGTTTCTACCCAAGCCCTTCTCTTCGATCTTAGGGATGACAATCTCATGCAACACGTAGTCGATGCAGTCCTTGTCTTGCCACAAGCTTTGACTCTTGCCACCTTCATCAGGCAAACGGTTCTGGTTGCCCGCCCACTTCTTGACGATGTAGATGTGGTCTGCCTCGCCAAGCAGGTTGATGTTGTGGTTGTGCATGAGCGAGACAACGTAGCTGCCTAGCTCGTAGCGAGCCATCAACATGGTACGAACGCGGTCATCGATTACGATGTCTGGGCGCTTCTCGCGCATCCACTGGCGCTTATCCTTCGTGGCCACAACATGCTGATCCTCTGTGTGCAAGAATCCGTTGGCCTCTAGCCACTCGTTCAGCGCAGCAGCCTGTGATGAATGACGGTCGGAGACGTAAGCAATCTCTGCATTGTCGTACATCTCAGCGATGCGCCCCAACGTCTCTGCTGCACGCGGGTACGGCTTCTGTTGCATGATGATTTCCTTGCTGTGCGCCTTGCGGAAGACCCTGGTTAGGTCTTCGCGTCCACACACAGTGCCGTCGATCTTGCGGATGCCGTCTGGCTGGCTCCATGAGTTAGAGCGACGCGGCCACTTGATGCCTGCCTCTTCAGCAAGGTCACCAAACAGCTTGTCGGCATCGTACAGTGTGCTATCTACGTCTACTTGGATCAGCAAGATTCGTCACCCTCTCTATAAGTACGTTAGACTGCTCAGAAAGCTCCAAGAGCATCTGACCTACGTTCGCTCGCAAGTCTGTCATCGTGCCGGTGTTGTCCAGGAAGTAATCAATCATGTGATCGATGCTCTGTTCGCTAGGATGGTCTGCGTGAGCAGTGGCTGTCTCGCGCTCCACCTTGACGGTGAACCCACCCAGGTCGAGTACACGCTGAGCTTCGTTTGGGAACCTCATATCAGTGATAACTAGCAGTCGATCCTCATGGCTCACGTCCTTCGGGAGCGCCATATCCACCCAGAAGTCATCACCGAAAACTAAGCGGTGGCCCTCTGTCCCATACCACTGAAGGTACTGGCGGATGTTAAAGCGGTACATGATACGAGAAACAGGGTCAAACAATTCGAAGAACAAGTCTTCCCTGCCCTTGAATGCCTCAAGAGTCTCCACATCGATACCGATGGATGCTGCCGCCGACATCTTCAGTTTAGAAGCAAAGCTGATTTGCTCAGCCTCTGGAAAGAACTCCTTGATTACGTGGTATGTTGTGTCCTTGCCCGCCTTGAGCCTGCCGTTCAATCCAATGATCATCTAGTTATACCTTCTTTAGATATTCTTCAACTGTCTTTGCATACTTCACTAGCTCATGGGGACGCGACTTGAGATTAACAGACAAGTTCCGCTCTGCGATTTCCAAAGCTGTCTGCTTGATCTGCAACTGATACGCTAGATTATCTGTCATACCTTAACCTCAATTTCCTGTAGCACTGTACCTGCATCGTTGGTGTAGAATGGGCCGACCAACTCTACCTTGTCTAGAATTAAAAATCTCTTGTCCGCTGTTTCTTGTGCTGCGTTGAGAAACTGCGCTGCCGCATGCTCATGATCTTCTGCTGTAACCTGACCCCTCCACTTCAGGTCAAGGTCATTGTCCTCGTAGATGTTGAACTCGTATACGGTCTTGCCCTTATTGTCCGTCATTCAGTCACCTTCTCGATGGTCTTTTTCCAACCCCAGTAATCGTTGCCAACCTGCTCGCCCGTCTCAGCATCGAACTCAGTAGGGTCATTGCCTGGGCCATTGTCAAGATAGGCAATACCCTTCTTGACATAGAGGATTTGTCCCTCTTCGCGGGTAGTAACCCCAGCGCCTCGGAGAATCTCTACAACCTTGTCGCCCTTTCTGAATTTCATTCAGTCACCACCGTCATCGCTACTGTTGTGTGCTGCTTAACGAGTGTGGTTACAGCGCTCTCGATATCACGCACAAGCTTGTCGGGCAAATCGTTACTACCCATGTCATAAACCGCGATCTGAATTGCCTGTGTCTTACGCGCCATTGTCATCGACCGCCTGCGTCACTACTGAAAGCTGGTCAACGAAATCGATATCCGAGTCGCCCTCAAGATACCATGCTTCATCGAGGATAGTGTCGATCCAGTCACGGTCGTAACCCGGCTGAATCTCTAGACCCTTGTAGGTGTCAAAGCCGTGCGGCCCTTCACCCGTCCACTCAATCTCTCTAAACTCAACACCCTCGGAAGCGAGGCGTGCCCTAAGTGCCTGTGACATTTGTGTCTCCGTTCTCTGTCTGCTTTTCCATGACTATGCCATCACGACTTTTCCGAAGTCGCTAGGCATTTCCAGCTTGGGCGTGTTGCCCGTCCACGTTTCGGGTGAAGCGTGGGTGTGACCGTAGTGCTTGCCATCGAAAATGAAGCCTCGGCCTACAGCCTT